CGAGGGTGCCATGCTTCGACCCAGATGAGTGTCCCCTTGCATACTTGAAGTAGCTCTTGGTCTTCATACCGATGTGGAAGCCAATCGATAGGGTCTTGATCTTCTTCATATGCGCACCATGAAATAAACCCACCGTGATGGGCCTTCCCGTTTCTGTACCAGGGTTACCTGGCCCGCTTCATACGCCCTATAGGCGAGCGCAGCGCGCCGCTCTATGTCCGCGCTACCTGTGCGATCCTGTGCGAGGTAGCCGTTCCAATAGGCCAGCCACTCTCCGAAACGCGCATTCCGTAGCCACTCGGTCAACTGTGGGGTAGAGAGCGCCATTGCAGGCGCTCCCATTGTTGTACGCTTCTCCATGTTACTTTCCTGCACTGTCAGCCTCCGGAGGCGTTTCCGTAGAGGCTTCATCTTCAAGGTTGACTGCCATATCGTAGAAGTAGAAGCGGTTGTCAGCATCGTCCCAACCAAAGACGTAGCCTTCCACCGTCACAAGGGTCATGTCCTTTAGCATCCCTATGTGGGGAAACTCATTGGAGCCGAAGAGCCCCATAGCCTTTGCATAGGCTTTGTACTTGTTGTTGGACAGGATTGGGGTTCCTTTGCTGTCCTCCACATAGAAGGGGTGGCCATCCAGCTCCTCAAGGAGTTCGGCCTCCCCTGGTTGTAGATCGGGGCATTCATCGCTCTTTGTCGATGTGACCTTTCGTCCCCCATTGAAGTAGTGCTTCACGAAGGAGCCTTCTTTGGTGCGCTGCCACCATCCAGTGCGCCCCTCTTTGACGGGCTTCTCTGTCTTGGCGTACCTGGTATTCGTATATCCGCCGTATGTGTTCTTGGAGCCACCAGCACTGACCTTTCGACCGGTCATGTCCTCTACATACTTCAACTGGTCATGGCATTCGACAGCTTCCTTACAGTAGAAGGACCGAAGCCATGTAACGGGGCACATATCGTCTGGAACGAGGCCCCCAACGGAAGCGACGATAGAAGCGGCTGTTCCGGTGCGACCATGACCTCCCATACAGAACATTACAATGTTGCTCCCTTCTTCAAGGGACGCGATCTTATCAACGAAAACCCGCCACCATTCCATAGGAAGTTGTGATGGAATACCATAGTCGGGCCAGTTGATGTGCATGTAGGGGACAGTTGGGGTCTTCCATACGAGGGAGCCGAAGGTTTCTTCCGCGCTCTCATTACATGCGAGGATACGATCACCAGCCCCACCAGCTATCTTCGACCATGTCCCCTTGATGAGGCACACCACGAGGTCCCACGCTTTGTCTACATCAAGGGGAACCTTGAAGGTGACCTCACTCTCTTTGCCGATCCATACGGTGCAACCACCGATCTTCCCAAGGACATGGAGGCCCTTATGGCAATCGCGGCTCCACACTTCAGTGTGGCTATAGGATGTGGCTGTGGATGTGGTGGCCTTTGGAGGGCCATTCGTGATGACCTCAATCACGTCTGAGGCATCCATGAGGCATATCATCTTCTCGCGGCATGACCACATAGAGCAGGTTTGCTTGTGGCGATTGCACCATACGGTGTCCGGTAGCTTCTTCATTGGGGTAGTCTCCGTCTTCGGCTTGTTCATTTTCTGACACACAAGCATACAATGTGCATTGTGGCATTCATCACGATAGATGGGGCACTTACGAAACATCACTCCAATCCCCCATCTTGGTCTTCGTTGTAGAGCGGCTCCCACTTAGGATAGTGCGGGTCCTCTGGGTTATCCGTGGGTGCTGGAAGGTTGTTCGCATACATGTCCTTTTGCAGCTTCACCTTCATACAGTCGATACATGTGCATTCAGGCAAGTAGTTATTGTATTGCACAAGGCTTTGAGGGGTGACCTCATTGATAGTTACAGGGAGCACCTTCTTGAGTTCCTTGTAGGTCTCCTTGGTAGGCGGCTCACCCTTCTTGGTGTAGAGCGGCGATATCCCATAAGGGGTCGCCCACTTGCCAACGCCATATAAGGCCGACAGCTCGCTGGATGTCATACAGTTTGTAGGAATACTCTTGTCGGTGTCATCGCATGCATTAGCGATGGGGTGCCACCTTGAGTAGCCGTCCTTCTTGGTGCAGAGGCCGCACTTGTAGAGACGGGGTTTCTCTGGTGGCGCTGTGACAACGAACCACTTGTTGTGAACGCTATTGAGAAAGCTATAGGTGTAGTTGGGCACATAGGCGTGATCGGTATCAGGGTGGTTCATGCACATCTGGTCCTTTGGATGGTAGACAGTTGTGGTGAACGATGCACCCGGCTTCTGACAGTAATTGCATGGGTAGTAGGAGACTGAGTTGATCTCCTCTTGAAGGGCCGCTTCATGCATATCCTTTATGCGTTGAGCCCGCCGCTCCTCTGCTTTAAGGCGCCTATCAGCACTCTCATTCCAGCCTTGGTTGATGTGCTTCTCGGCTTCCTTCTGGACCTTGATCTTCGCATCTTGGATAGGCCCGCAGAGGATTTCCATCACCTGAGGGGTGGCTAGCCCGAACTGAGGAACGGTCACTGAGAGGTCCACATAAGCATCGGCTATGAACTTGGATGTGAGCTTTCCACCATTGTGGACGGAATTGACCGCCTTATTGTAATAGACCACAACCTTATTCCAATTGATTTCAGTAGGCTCATCCTTGAACACGAATATGGCATCGATCATATTGCGAGTATCCCGCGCTGCATCTCGCCACTTGGGACCGCCATATGAGCAGCTTCCTACATAATCCCCGTTCTTATCCTTGGCATCAGCCGCGCCCCTCCATGGACCTTCAAAATCCTGGACCGCTTGATCTATAAGGGATCGCAGTATCTCCATGTTATTGATCGATAACAGACGGGTGAATACCATATCGCGTGAGCCATGGGTTTGTGAGCCCTTCATTAATGGCACACGGCTTTTGTCCAGCATTATCCAATCTATTGCTGGAGCGCTCCCATTAATAGAGCCGGGGCCACTGGCATAGAAATGCCTTGCTTCCCCTATGCATGCAGCGGTTAGGATGCGCGCCATCAACGATACTCCGGCCACTCGGAGCTTCAATAGGTATGGTTCGTAGCCCCATTCGTTCATGACATGGAGGATCGACACTGATGCTTGGATAGCGCTTTTTCTATCGCAAAACATGGGCTTTCCAAACATCTTGCTCATGGCCCTGTAATGAACGCGCCGTAGCTTAGGAGGCTGCTCACTGTCAGGCTCTAAGGCATCTCCTGCGACAGGCTTAGGTGCCTCAGGATCAGTAATCACTGCGAAACCCTTCGCTATTCCATGCACTGTTATATGCGATGACAATGATACTCCTGGGCAATAGATTGCGGTCCCCTCTTCCATGGTGTTGACGCGGCGTTCCCATAATAGGAGGTCATTCACCTCTTCCTCAGTTGGGATAACAACGCTGGATACTATGTAGCGTTGTGTGGGCACATAGTTATAGCGCACACGGCCTACCTTAGGGCCATCCCTAAGCTGTACTATGGTAACCGCTCCACTATTCTCTACGATTTCCATGTATGGGCTGTCCTTTATACCGGCAGCTCCATAAGCGGACATTCTATCAAGATAACTTGTGAGCTTTCCAGGGGTGCATGGGATTATATATTGCTGTCCCTTACCAGCCGTGGCACCATCATTTTTGTAGGCCCATGTCACAGAACTATCTGTGAGAACACCACTAGCGTTCCCTGATAGTGTGGGCATGATTAGGACTTCTGCCTTGGGATCGGCCATCTTGGCTTCCATGTACACATCCAAGAGGTCTTTCAATCCTTTGATGGGGCGGCTTTCTACAAAGCCATGGCGCGGCCTTTCTGGGCATGGACGCGCAAACATCCCATCTAGGGAATAGGTCTCGGGCATGTTGTAAGGGAGGCAGTAGGCCGTGACTGTTTCGAACCATTGGGGTAGGACGCCCATTGTGCGCAATGTAGGCAACAAGGCGACGCCCTTGGCTTTCTGTGTCACATGCATTGGGAACTCCATTGGGTTTTGGCACGGGTTTGGCACGGCCCAAGTGTGGCAGATTTGCCGCACTTTTGGCCATGTGGCGCGCTGCCGCGTGCCATTTTGTCGCACGCGCCGGCCGGCGGCGTTAACCTTTCGTTAACTTTCCTCGCACGCGCTGGCGCGGCACCAGGGATCGCAGGCTCGCATGGCGATTGCGGCGCCAAATTTGGCCGCTAGCTGGCCAGGAATGAGAAAGGGGAGGCTAGATAGCCTCCCCTTGTCGATTGCGTCTGGCGGTCCGCTTTGGGCCGCTGGCTGTGTTGAGCGTTACAACCAATCGTTTTCTTGCGCCATGTCTAGCATGTAGCCAAGCCAGAAGTGTCGGAGGCCACGGGCCCATGCCTCGCGATAGGCGTGCTCACTTTCGGCGGTCTCACGCACCCATGCAGGAGGATTGCAGGCATCGTCCTCCTGCATCTCGTTTCCATCCCTATAGCCAGCTTTGCCAGCGCGCTGCACTAGCAAGCTGTTCGATGTTGCTATGGCCAAGCTCATGACAGCACCAAATGCAAGAGAGCTCCTGAGACCATGCCGAGCACAAACATGGCGGCCATTAACCATGCGATTTCATCGTTCGGGCTCATGACGTCACCAATAGCAGGAGGGACAGGATTATGATGGTTGCACATAGAACGATTTCTATGAGCATGCGCTCATCGTTTGAGTGTTTCATATGCATCTCCTTGAACGCGAAAAGGCCACGCGTTCAAGCGTGGCCGCTTCACGATGCTAGGGTTTATTCGTCGCTCTCATCCGAACCATGGCCTTGCGCGGCCAAGTAGGCCCGCATGGTCGCCGCAAACTTCGGATCGGCCATCTTGCGCTCGATTTCCAGCGCGGTCCTGTCATGCGCAGGATTGGGGATGCCAGCCGACACGTTGATGCGCAGGTTGCCACCGAGCGCCTTTAGAGCGCGCCACTGGGTAGAGGCGAAGATGCAGAGCGCGCCAGACTTGGACGGCTTGGCGCGGGCCAATGCATCGGCCGACACGTCAATGCGGATGACAAGATAGTCGCCATCCATCTGTGCCGTTACGCCATTGGAGACCTTAACGATGGGGTTTGAGATCATGTTCATTGTAAGAGCCTTTCAGGTTGTAGCGGCACCGACCACCATTGGCGGGTGCCAAGGCCGAAGATGCGACGCAAAGGTTAAGGAAGAGTTAACGGCACCACATAAACGCTGTTCAATAGCGCGGTGTGGCGTTTTGTCGCGGGGCGAGGGAGCGTGCGAGAAAAGCGGTTTTTCTGCGGAATATGAAGAGGTTCTTTTGTGTGTCTTATATGCAATCTGAACGCTGTGTTGTGCGGGTCTCGCCCAATTGAACGCCGTAATGTGCGCCGGGCCGAGATGTACCGGCACCCGTTCCCCCCGCCCCACCCCCGGCCGCCGGGCGGCAGAAAACGGGGCCCCGCCGGACACGCCGTGTACATGCAACTGAAAATAAATAAGAAAAACCCTGCACGCTGCATATACAGTACACAGATCATAGGATGCAGCGGCCACCTTTCCGCGCCATGTCGCATAAGCATCTTACAAAGGATGAGGCTCGCTCGCTTCGCTCGCTCGCTGGGTGCGGCATATCGTCGCATCTGGGTGAACAGCGTTCAGCCCCTGCGGGAGGGTGGAACCGGGGACGGGGAGCGGCTATCGGATAGAGGACTGGGACGGGAGCGGGGGGCCGGAGAAGGGGCAGTGATACGCTAGTGAGAGGCCACATGGTTCTAGCATGTGGCTCCCTAGCTACTGGTAGGTAAATAGGCGAGCGGGAGCGAACGTAGAGGGGTTCAAAGTCCAGATTACCCTTATAGAGGAAGATGAACTGACCCTCCGAGGTCCTCCGACGAGACCGAGGAAACCATTTCTCGCGAGCGTTAGCGAGAGCGGTCAGCTCCAAGTGGTCTTATAGGCGATCTGACCTTTTGACCTGTCGCCCCTGCGGCGTTCGGCCACATTGAGTTGACCTGCTGACCCGTATAGTAGGAGTTCCAGCAGGGGTCAGAAGGCCAATTCCCGGTCCTGACCCCCTGATCTGGTCCCCCAAACATGCCCCAAGAGGCAAAAGCCCCCTACTTAACCGTCCGGCGTTCCGACATGATCGAGAAAAAGCAGATCGAATGGCTCTGGAAGCCCTATATCCCCGCAGGAAGCCTCTCCATGCTGACCGGAGACCCCGGTATCGGTAAATCGACCCTGGTTTGCGAGATCATAGCCTGTCTGACGACCGGCCGACCGCTCCCTGGCATGGTTCCGGGGTCCATCCCGCCGTCCGAGTGCTGGATTTTGAACGCTGAAGACGCAGCCGACGACACGATTGTCTGGCGTCTCGACAACCAAGGCGCCGACCGCTCAAGGGTTCAGGTCACAGATCAGGCCAGACCGCTGGATGAGCGGGCTATGAAGCAGATTGACCAGGTTCTAGGCGACCTGAAGATCAAATTCATGGTGGTTGACCCGGTTCAAGCCTGGACCGGCAGCAAGATCGACATTCACCGGTCAAATGAGGTCCGTGAATGGACCGAGCCGCTCCGTAACTTGGCAGTCTTCCATAAGACTGCCATCATGTTCATCCGCCACCGCCGCAAGGGAGCGGCCGGGGACAACCGCATCCAGTCAGGGTATGGCTCCATTGACTTCACAGGGGCCGTCCGGAGCGAGAACAGCGCCATCGAGGCGAAGGATGGCACCAAGTTCATCGCCCGCATCAAGGGTAACGTCGGCGTTGTGAAGGGCACCGGCCTTGCCTACATCTTGGAGACGCACCCTGATCCTGAGAACGACCACGGCATCCTCCGCTGGCAAGGTGCCTACAATGAAGAAGCCATCAAAGAGAAGAAGACCGCTTCCCGTGTTCCTAAGGCGATGGGACGGGCTATTCTGTTCCTACAGGGTTTCCTGAACCAGGGACCGAGAACCGCGAAAGAATGCTTTACCGAGGGACTGAAGTCCGGTATCAGTGAGAGCACACTGAAGCGAGCCGCCCACGATATGGTGGACCGCAGCCGTGACGGGGACAAGATGCTATGGGCACTGAAGACATCTTCCCCTTTTGAAGATATGCCCCTGGTACAGATGAATGGCGCCGCTACCGAAACGCACATGGACACTTGATGACCCGCTCGACGAGAGTGCGGCTCTCGCATTCTGCGAGGCCATAGCGTTCGGCCGCTCCTTCGGAGACATTGAGAACGACCAGGGGTTGCCGCCCCGCACCCTGTTCATGGTGTGGGTCATGCGGCACCCCGAGGTCGCCCAAGCCTTCCACGCTGCTCGCGAGGTCTCCTCCTACATTATGGAGGACGAGGCCATCGACAAGCTCCGCAACATGATGCGGAAGCCCGGCTCCCAAGCTGAAATCCGGCTCCTGGACCTCTTCCTGAACTGGGTGAAGTGGTCCACCTCCAAGCGCAACCCCAAGGTGTTCAGCGATAAGGCCGCCATCGACATCACCGTTCCGATCCAGATCAACACCTCCCTTGATATGGCCAATACCGCTTCCGGCACCAAGGACCATCCGAACATCTACGAGCTGAAGGCCCAGCAGGTCCAGGAACTGGAACCGCCGCCCGACCCTGAGAACGTCGTCGATCCCGTCCGTGAAGAAGCGACGAAGGAGTTCAAGAAGGAGAAGCCCAAGCTGCCTCGCCGTCAGAAGCGGCTTCTGGCCCCTCGCGTCGCTGTCACCGAGCTGGACCGCGCCGTCATCGCAGAGAAGGTCGCCGCTCGCCGCGAGAAGATGAATGCATACCACCGCGAACGGAACCGCCGACTGAAGGGCCTCCTCCAGTCAAAAGAGCGAAGCGAAAAATTGAGTGAGGACCAGGGAGGCCCATCGAATGGCCCAGACAGTCCACAGAACTGAGTTCAACCCGAACCCCGTCCAAAGAAACTTCATAGAAAGCCGCGCCCGAGCGGACCTCTTCTCCAGCCGCATGGGAGAAGGAAAGTCCACCGCCATCGCATGGGCCTCCCTCTACCACACGCGCCACAACCCCGGCGCGACCTGGGCGATCATCCGCGATACCTTTGAGAACATCGTTGGCACAACCCAGAAAACTTTCTTCCAGTGGTTCCCCCCTGGTGTCTATGGTTCCTACAACGCTTCCAAGAAGACCTTCACCTGGGCAGAGGGTGTCGCCAAGGGCGACGTGGTCTTCATGGGAATGGACGACCAGAATGACGCCACCAAGCTCATGTCCCGCGAACTGGCTGGCTTTGCGATAGACGAACCCGCTCCCGCCGTCGGATCGGCCGGTGTCGATGAGATGATCTTCGATATCGCCCTCTCCCGCTTGAGGCAGCCCGGCATGAACTGGTACTGCGCCAAGCTCGCGGAGAACAACCCAGACGAAGCCCACTGGACCTACACGCGGTTCGTCCGCGATCCCGACCCCGACTTCCGGGTGTGGCAACCGGCCATGCCTGAGAACATCATGCACCTCCCGAAGGAATACTACGCCGGCCTCCGGAAGACATGGCGCCACCGCCCCGACCTGATCCGGCGTTTCGTCGATGGTGAGTTCGGCTTCCAGATCGAAGGTAAGGCGGTGACCCCGCAGTGGTCCGAGAAAATCCATCTGACCCTTGGCCTAACCCCGATCCCTCGGCTGGAAGCAATCATGCTCTGGGACTTCGGCCATAACCCGACATGCATAATCACGCAGCGCACGCCAATGGGCCAGTGGTACATCCTCGACAGCTTTGTTGGCGAAGGGATCGGTGTTGCGGAACTCATTAACGACGTGGTGAAGCCGGTCATCATTGAGCGCTACAAGCCCGAGCACATTACCTTCCGGCACATCGGTGACCCCGCTGGTCTCACCGGTGAGCAGACCTCCGTTCATCGGAGCGCTGTCCGTGAGTTGCGGAAGGAACTCGGCGGTGCCTGGAGGTCTGGCCCCGTCAAGGTCCTGGAACGCATCGAGCCGCTTCGTGCCGTCCTTGCGAAGACTGTCGGAGGCAGGGGCCTCGTCCAGGTAGACCGCGACCGGGCTCCCCATGTCTGGCACGCTCTCCGTGGAGGATGGCACTTCAATATCGCTCATACCGGCCTCGTCTCGACTGTGCCTAAGAAGAACATCCACTCCCATCCCGGAGATGCGATGGGCTACGGAGCCGCTGTCCTTTTCCCGCTGGGTAAGGTACAAGGAAGGATCGCATCGAACGCAGCTATCGACAACCGGGCCAAGGGCGGATACTTTAGCCGAGGATCGAATAACGCAGCCGATGCCCTATTCAGGATCGGCAAGCCCGTCCCACCTGGGACGGTGAAACACGGATCGAAGTTGGGAGCCTAAGATGGCAGACGGCGCAACTACACCAGCAGTTACCCTCGTGAAGACCGATGACGGTTATGCCGTCGCCACTTGGTCCGGCGCCCTGAACGGCCTCGCGACCGGAGTGAAGGCTTCGATGGGCAGCGTGAGAGGATTGTCTGTCCAGGTGGACGGCACCTTCGGCTCCGCCACGGCGGTCCTCCAGGGCTCCAACGATGGCACCAACTTCGTCACCTGTCGCCTCGCTCGACAGGTTGCCGCAGCCGGGGTCAACGATGCCGCGTCCTTTACCGCTGCCGGGGCTGGCCGCGTCCTCGATGACATGTTCCGCTACTACCGCCTTTCGACCTCTGGGGGCACCAGCACCGCAGTTGTGATGACCCTGGTGGGCCTCCGCGCCTAACAGGAGTGAACCGTGGCCTACAGTGCACCGGAACCAGCCTCTACAATCGTAACTGGCGGCCCGACCGACGATAACGCTCGTCAGATCGTTCCTGTCCTCCAAGGCTACCTCCAGGAGGCCCAGTCCGCCCGCCGTGGTGGATTGAACAACCGCGACGACAAGTGGGAGGAGAACCTCCACCTCTACTGGAACCGCTACGACATGGCCGGCAAAGCCGGCTGGCAGGCCCAGGAAACCCTCCCCGAAATCCCCGCCTTCGTAGACCGCTTCGCAGCCGCTTTGAAGGAAGCGCTCGTCACCGGCCCAACCGGTTTCTATACGGTGGTCGATCCCGCCGACCGCGAGGGGGACGTTACATCCGCCGTGAAGCGCATGACCGACGTATGGCTGTCGGTCGCTGGAAGGAACCAAACGGGTACCTGCCTGGGGTTCCCCGCCGTCTTCGAGGAACAGTGCAAGATGGGAGCCATCATGGCGATGTGCTCCTCGGTCTGCTGGAGGGACGATCACGGCTACGGGAGGGTCGCTATCGAGACAGTGGACCCGCGTAAGGTGTGGCTCGATCCAACCTACCGCAATCTCTACCGGGTCCGGCGCACGGAACTCGATAAGCATGAGCTGCGTGATATGGCGCTCATGAAGGACAAGAAGGGCTCGTCGATTTACAACCTGGATGCCGTCGATCAGATGGTGTCGCATATCGACGGAGAAGCCCGCCGCCGACAGGAAGAAGCTTCGGGCCATGGAGCCGACCTCTCCTCTACCCGCCAGCCCATCGTGATGGATGAATACATTGCGACCGTCGTGGCTCCCAACGGAGATGTCCTCGCCAAGGACGCCCTTATGGTCGTGGGGAACGAGCAGTTCCTCATCCGAGGCCCGGAGGCAAATCCCTACTGGCACAAGAAGGACTGGATGGTCTATGCGCCCCTGGTGAGCGCACCCTTCTCCGTCTACGGCCGCACTTACATGGAAGACTTCGGCTCCGTGGCCAAGGTCTTCAACAATCTGACGAACCTGATCCTGGACGCGGTCCAGATGTCCTCGATGAAGGCGTTCGTCGTCGTTCCGAGTTACCTTCTGAACCCGGAACAGATTGCCGGTGGGATTACTCCCAACATGCTCCTCCAAGCAGAGGACGGTGTCCCGGCTTCCGACGTGCTCCAAGCGGTGGACCTCGGCCAGCTTCCTCCGGAGAGCATGCAAATCTGGTCCGCCATGAAGAACGAACTGCGTGAAGCGGCGGACATCAATGAGGTAGGGCTTGGCCAATTCGCGCCAAAGGCCCGCACATCTGCGACCGAAGTCTCTCAGACGCAAGAGAGTTCCAGCGCCCTCATCCGTTCGATTGCGCAGACCATCGAGAGCCGTTGGCTCAATCCGACGCTCGATCTGGTGTGGAAGTGCGGCCTCCAGCATGTGAAACCCACCGACACGATGGTCGCTAACGCCTGCGGACAGGAACTGTTCAGCGCTCTGATGAAGCGCCGACGCGAGCTGATTGCGCGGCCCATCACGTTCCAGGCGCAGGGCATCTCTACTCTGATCCAGAAGAACCGCATGCTGAAAGCTTTGCTTCAGCTTATGCAATACTTGGCCCAATCTAAGGAACTCCTCGCCGCTTTCATGCAAACCGCTGACATGAACAAGCTGGTCAAGCTGCTTTTCCAGCTCTCTGACGTAGATATGGAAAAGATTTCGATCTCGGAACGTGACAAAGTGATGCAGTCGGTGATGGGTCAGTTCCAGCAGGCCCAGCAAATGCAGCAGGGAGCTGGCCCGGTCCAGCCCGGTGCCGGCTCGATCCGCGAGATGGCCGACATCGCCAAGACGATGGGAATAAATCGCCAATGAAAATGGTCCAAGTAGAGAGCGCAGTGATGGAACTGCCGGTCCTCGGAGCGGCTGAGCCTTACCTGATCGCGGAACTCGACAAAGGAAAGCACCGGATCGTTCAACGGGCACTCAATTCCTCCACCGATGGCATCCTTACACCCGACCTGGCACTCCAACTGTGGGCCGAGTACATCGCCGTGGAACGATTGCATAGGGGAATGGTGACCCGGCGCAAGCTGGCAGCCGCAGAAGCCACTAGATTTCCTGGTTGACGCCCCCACACGGAACCGCCTATCCTTCGCCTTTCGCAACCTAACGACGGGAACACCCTATGGCACGTAAGAAAGCCCCTGTAGAGCCTGCCGCCGACGACATCTTCGCCCATTTCGAGCGCCACGGCCGCTCTTTGAATGGCCCCGATGAGGCCCCAGTGAAGCAAGATAACGCTCAAACCGAGCTTCTGGCCCGCTTAGCGGCTCTGGAACAGCAGAACACGACGCTCCAGGACCAAATCCGCCGCTCCACCCTGTATGGAACGCCTACTCAGACCCCCGATCCTCGGGGACAGGTGACCTACAAGGACATCAAGCCGGACTTCAGCGGCATTCCGAGCCAGATTGAAGACCCCGAGGGCTTCTCCCGCGCCCTTGCAGAGCGCACCACCACCGCATTCGAGGCCCGAGAGGCAGCCCGCGAGCAGCACCAGCGGGAACAGGCCGAAAGGTCGGCCGCCGCGACCGGCATGTGGGAAGCCTTCTCCAACGCCTACCCCGATTGGAAGCCCCACGAGGATGTGGTTGAGACCGTCTCTGGGAAGGTAGCCGAGCGCGCCAAGGCCGCTGGCATGGATATGCAGAAATACTTCGGCGCTTCCCGCGACCTCTTCTTCGCAGATGTAGCCGCCGAACTTCAGAAGAAGTATGGCAAGCTCATCGAGGCGGATGATGGAACTCCCGCTCCCGCTGCTAAGCGCCGCGACGAGAATGAGGATGAAGGCCGCACTGCCGGCATCTTCGGAGGAAACGAGACAGGTGGAAAGCCAACGGCGGCTTCCGGCCAGGCACGTCCTGGGATGCTGGAAGACCTTCAGGCTCTCCAAAAGAAGATGGGGCTTTTCTAAACGAGCTGCGCCTGCCGGTGTCCCTTTCCACCGTGCGGCCAGAGGAGGGGTCCCGCTCCCCGTCCGGGACCCCTCCGCCCTTTCGATGTAACCTTGAGGCATCTTTATAGGCTCTAATGTTGCTTCAAGACGCCTTTTGGGAGGACCTGATCCAATGCTCAGACGCCAGGGATAAAGGCGCCCCATAGCTTAATGGGGCCTCCCGCCCGCCAGGGTAGCTCAAAGATAGAGCGCCGGTCTAGTCTGACGACTAGGAATGCCGGAAGATGGAGGTTCGAACCCTCCCCCTGGCCCCTTATTTTTTTATTGACACCCCCTATTGAACAATGTACAGAAGCCCGTAAGTCGGACGGGGAAACGAAATCCGGCACCCAAGGGGGAACCGCAATGTCTTGGACATTTGACGCGCCGACCGGCACCTATCGGAACCACGCTCTGTCGAGCGACATCCGCCGCGAGGCTATCGCAGACACCCAGTTTATGAAGTTCTTCCGTGCCGAGCCCGGCTTCGGTAAGAAGAAGGGTGACACTGTCACGATCACTCGCATCATGAAGCTCCCGCTGGCAAGCCGCGTGAGTGAGACTGATGCATCGCTCCCGAGCGGCCGTCCGGCCATCGAGACCAAGTCGGTCTCTGTGAGCCAGTGGGGATACAAAATTCCCATCACGGAGTTCGAGCAGCACTTGACGCACTTCAACATCATGGACCCGTTCCAGCAGGCCCTTCGGGACCAGATTTCGCTGACCATGGACAAGATGTGCGCCGACGCTCTCCAGCTCACGCCGTACAAGTACACCCCACTCTCGACTGGTGGTGAGTTCGTCACGGACGGCTCCGCTGACAGCCTCTCCGACCGCAACCTGGAAATCCAGGACCTCCGGCGCCTTCATGATCGCCTCCACGGCACGCTCAAGTGCCCCAAGTTCAAGAACGGCCGTTACATCGGCATCCTGAGCACCAGGGCGGCCCGAGGCATCAAGAACGACCCGGAGTTCAAGGATTGGATGGCTCCTTCTACGAAGGACCCGCTGATCAGTGGCAAGCTCTACGATGTGGAGGGCTTCACCCTCTACGAGACCAACCACACCGACGCGCTGTCGGACCTGATCGGCAACTCCACCACGACTGGTGAGGCCATCTTCTTCGGCGCCGACGCTGGTGGCCTTGTGAAGATTATGGACCCCGAGCTGCGGGCTGGTATGCCCGAGGAGCTGGGTACCCGCCGCGAGATCGGCTGGGTCGGGACTGTCGAGGCGTTCCTCGTCTGGGAGCGTCCCACGCAGGCCCGCGTGATCCACCTGGCGTCAACGTAATCGGTGACCGGAACCCATAGGGAGTAACGCAAATGCATGTCGATATGAGGAAGGTCGTTATCGTCTCGGCAGCCGACACGCCGAACATCGATAGCGCCGGTGCAGTAGCCGAGTTCATCCCGGTCCTGCCCTTCGTAGTCACGCGGGTCGGTATCCTGGTCACCACAGCGGTTGACCCGGACAACTCGGTCGCGCTGACTGCTGAGATGGAGCGCCGGATCACGGTCGGCTCCGCCACCAATGCCGTCACGCTGGGCACCTTCAAGATCATGGCCGCAGCGGCCACCAACCTCGCGGTTGGCCAGATCGTGTACAAGGACCTGCACATCGATGACGAGGACGGCGAGGAGCCCGAGGACTACGATGCGGATACCTCTCGTGCGAACCGCAACGAGGCCCCGTCTTCGAACATCACGCTTCACGCAACGGGCCTCCACCCGTTCCTGATCCCGGCTGGTCAGAGCTTCGCACTGACCCTGGACACGAACGCCGAGGCAGACAGCGGTGCGGTCATGAGCTTCATCGAGGGCTACTACCTGCCCCTGATGGATCACCTGGCCGATGTTGATCCGCTGATGCGCGACACGACGAACGACATAAGCTAACCGAGAGTGGGGTCCTCTAGAGGACCCCCTTCTCCCATAATTCTAACAAGGGAAGCTCGACCATGGCACTCTACGGCGCATTCTCCAGGCACAAGCACCTCGACGAGCTTGATGATCCCATCGATGTAGGTGGCGACATCAAGACCCCGGCCGAGCGCGCTGCCCTCTGCCTTTCCAATCTCGCTCGTACCGCGATGACCGCTGCACAGCTCGCCGCTGTAGCTGCCGTTACGCCGGGTACGGTCACCGCCTCCAAGGCAGTGGTTGTGGACGCCAACGGCGACGTGGACACTCTCGGTGTTAACGTCCTGAAGTCCCCGGCCGCCACGGTTGGTACTCCGGGCGCCCTGTGTACCGCAGTCGAGCACGGCGACGGCACCTTCCACACCACCGTCCTGACCCTGACCGACTTCGCGGTCGGCACCGGCGACGACGATGTGGACCTCGCAATCGGTGCGGTCTGCTACACCTTCCCGGCCGGCGCTATCGCCATCCTTGGTGGCGCTGTCGAAGGCATCTTCTCGCAGGCTTCCGCTGGCGTCTCTACGGATGGTGAGGTCGGCCTCGGAACCGCAGTCGCAGCGGGCGCTACCTCGGTCCTGTCCGGAACCCCCGCTTTCGAAGATGTCATGAACGGCATCCCCTACACCAACATCACGCTGGGGACCACCCGCTTCACTGGCGCCGCTTCTCCGACTGCTCCGGTTTGGACCGTCATCCCGGCAGCTACGGCAACCCGCGATGTCTACCTGAACCTGGCCGCTGACTGGCCCAACATCGCAGCGGCCGAAGCGGTGACCTTCACTGGCACCGTCACGATCCGCTGGATGCTGATTGACTAAGACTGACGATTTCTACTGGACTGCCGAAGGGGCTGCCGTTATGGTGGCCCCTTCACCATTAACGGGGAACCCCAATGGCCAAATCTAACATCGATGAAAACCGCCCGACGATCATCCGCTTCGTGCCGGACCTCGGCATGGAAATCTACATGTACAAGGATGATCCCGGCGTCTTCCTGAATGCCTACGGAACACCAGTACATCCGGACCTCGCCCGGAAGGCTGGCTACGATGTTGACAAGTATCTCAAGGTGAAACAGCGCCGCGACCTAATGTCGCAGGCCGCCTCTGAGATCGAGAGACGCCTCGCCCTTGAAGCCTCCCAACCAGGGTCCAGGAATGTTATAAAGGAGAGAGACGGGTTCCGTTTGGTGCAGATCGGCAATGGCCGCTGCGTCGTGGAGGACCCCGATGGCACAGTTCTCACCGGGAATGCGGTCATCAATCTGGATGCCGCTTCCAGCCTCTTCGAGGTCCTGGTGCCACAGAAAGTCGTTCCGGATGAGGTCCCCATTCAGGAAGCTGTTCCTGCCGGAGACCTACCCGGAGGAGGAGACGTGGGTAGACCTTCCGGGTCCCGGAAAAAGTGAGACGGAGTGACCGATGGCAACCTACGGCGAACTGCAAACCCGCGTACAGCAGATCATCATAGACCTGCCATCCTCCGTGACGGCCCAGGTTCCGACCCTCGTGAAAGAGGCGGTCCGCGAGCTTCAGAAGAAGCACAACTTCAAAGTCATGGAAGCCCTCTCCAGCTTCACGACCGTCGCTGAGACCCGTGAGCTGGGCGACGTGCCTTCCAACTTCAAGGAGTTCCGGAACCGCCCCTACGAGCTGCTCTCGACCGGCTTCCACCGGGAACTCCAGATCGCGACCGACCGCAAGGTGGCCGAGGAGACCTGGGGTTCCGCCGATGCCGAAGCTGAGGCCGAGACCCTCATGGGGCAGCCCGAGATGATCCTCATGGGGGAACCATCGGATGACGATGGCACCATGGTCTATGAGGTCTTCCCCTACTCAGATAGCGCCTCCCTGTGGGAGGACAGCGACGCCGGTGAGTACCGCGTTCGCATCCCCTACTGGAAGTACCTGACCGTCCTCTCCGCCAGCGATGACACCAACTGGTTCACCGTCAACGCGGACACCTATATCGTCTACAAGGCCGCTTCCGAGGGCTTCTTCGATAACTGGGACGAGGAACGGGGAACCCTCTGGCTACAGAAAGCCCAGGCCCAGTGGACCGAGGTCCTGAACGCCGATAAGCGGCTCCGCCTCTCCGGCGTGACGCACCTGGTTCCGAACCCCGATGCAAGGCGGCCCCGGCCTATTCGCTGATTTCTTTCTGACATGGTAATCTCCATGGACGTACTATACCTCCATGGGAGTTCCCGATGGCTAGCCCGCCGTTTTCAATCGCTGAAACCGTACCGGCCGACGATGACGTAGCTGCCAACTTCCCGGCAGCCGAACGCACGTTCCGCGATATCGTGGAGAGCTGGCTCCTGATTGAGCACAACACCTACGGCCTCCATGAGTTCGGTTTCTACACAACCGCCCAACGTGATGCCGAGACCAACTGGGCTCGCGGCTCCGTCTGCTACAACGCGACCCTGGACCAGTTCCAGATTGCCACGGCGGCGGACCCTGAGACCTGGCTCTCCATCGGACCGGAGTTCCGCACGGGAGGCCACATCAGGATGGCCTTCCAGCACACCAATGCGCCCACTGGTTGGACCAAGGTAACCGACATTGGATACAACGATGTCGTGATGCGCCTGGTGACCGGGGTTCCTTCTGGGCAGACCACCGCTGCGAAGAACTTCTCGGACCTTCTCACGGCTCGCACCATCACCCAGGCGAACCTGCCGGCCGTCAACCTGGTGTCGTCCTCGCTGTCCGCCGCGTCGGTGTCGGTATCGTCGTCCTCGACCTCGATCAGCCACAACGCCGGCACGGTAACCGGTTCGAACGTGGCTGAGCAGAACCCGAATGACGTTACGGTCGCCACTCCAAACGGGGCCGCATCCATCTCTGCTACTACGACCACCACCACGACAACTACAACCACGATCTCAGGGACCGTTCCCCTCGGTGGAAGTGGAACCGCCATGGACTTCGCGGTGAACTACCGCGACTTCATCCTAGCCGTTAAGGACTAACTCAATGAGATGGTCTCCTAAAGAGGCTCCGGTCGCCCGGTTCGCGCTGAAGCTCCTTGCCCGTGAGCGACCCGAGGTCGCCAAGGTTGTTGAGGAGTGGGCCATGGAACAAGGATTGTCCTTGGTGCCGGGGTCGGCCCCCGTCGCTAAGGGGAAGAAGCGCCGGACCCGTGTGTTCGGCGTAGGAAAGGAAAAGAAGAATGTTCAACCCGTTCGGTAACCCGCCCGATACCAGCATCCCTGACAAGATGTGCCCGCACTGGAGGGGACCGTGCCGGAAGCACTGCCCCACCTGCATGTTCTGGCGCCCAGTGGAACAGAAGGACAAGAAGAGGCCGCCCCTCGAACCCGGCAACATGGTCTATGATTGCGCTCTCGGCTGGCACACCACCCTTGGTGTCGCTCAGCTTGGCCGCCTCGATGGGGTACAAGCCGCCATGGAGCAGACCCGGAACATGCTGGCCAACTCCATAAAGCGGACCAGTGCCCTTATTGGAGCTGTTGCTGGGGTCCGGGAACAGCTAGACGCAGCCAAACCGCCCCAGCGTCTGACCGCCGATGAGGGTCCGGCGCTTCTGGAGCATGACGATGAAAGCCAGCAGCGCTAGTACCGCCATTCTCAACCCTAATCTGGGCCTCTATCTGGGGATCGACCCCCTGATGGTGCCGGCTACCGGCCTGCTTGCGGGCGAGAACTTCCGTGTGAAGAACGGCAAGCTCTCGAACATCAACCTCGGCTGGGTCGCCTACAGCGCTATCGCCTTTGTGGACCCCATCACGCTGATCGACACCTTCTTCATCCGGGGTGTTGCTGAGAAGAACATCGTCGCCACCACCCGTAACCTCTATGAGTGGGACGCTGAAGCCGATACCGCGCTCTATCTGAATGCCCGCTACGCCACAGGCACCGTCCAAGCAGGTGGCGGCAACGATGCGTTCACTAAGGTGTTGCTCACTTGCGATGGCAGCGACCTTGGTACGACCTTCACCGACAGTAACGCTGGTGGTTCCGCTCACACATGGACCGCTGCCGGCAATGCGCACACCGATACCGCCGAGAAGAAGTTCGGAACCGCTTCCGCTCTGCTTGATGGTACCGGCGACTATGTATCGACGCCGGATCACGCGGATTTCTCCCTAGGCAGCGGTGCATGGACAATCGATCTATGGTTCAACTGCACTGCGCCGACTGGAACTAATCGGGCTCTCGGCGGCCAGGGCGATGTTGCGGTCACAGCGGCCACCACGGCGTGGTCATTGTTCCGCACCACGGCCGATAAAATCCGCGTCAATGTCTACGTTGGCGGTGTGGCATCGCAGATCGACAGCACGTCTACGTTTACTGACGCGGTCAACACCGGCTGGCACCATGTCGCCGTTGTGCGCACAGGCGACATCCTTCGGATGTTCATCGACGGCGTCCAGGAGGGTGGCGACGTTGCTATCACAGGCACCGTCAACAACGCGACAGACGTTCTGGCTATCGGCGCTCTCGGCGCCTACGTCGCAGAGGTGTGGTTGGGCTGGATAGACGAGTTCCGCATCTCCGTCGGCATCGCCCGCTGGACCGCCGCTTTTGAGCCGCCTGGTTTCGCGGCCACCACCGCCGCTCTCGATATCGTCCTCGCCAACAGCGGCACTCCCGCTTGGCAAACCAATGATATCGCCGCAGGGGACTTCATCAACTTCACGTCCGCCACTCAGCGGTCCCTCTCTGCCACCTGGTACGAGATTGAGAGCGTCGATAGTGAGAGCCAGCTCACTCTGACCAGCGCTGTTCCCACTCCTATCGCTGGAACCGTCTACACCATCCGCCGCGCCTTCACCGGGAACCTCTACGACATCTGGGACAGCGAAGTCTTCGTGAACCCGGATGACGGCACTGGGGACGACCTATGGTTCGCCACGAACGGCGTCGATTACGTGGTCTCTTGGGACGGCTCTGCCACCCAGGTGACGATCCAGAGTGCCCTTGACTTCACCTGCAAGCGGCTCTCGGTCTACAAGAACATGATGATCTACGCCAACATCACCCAAGCTGGTGAAGTGTTGCCGTCCTCGATCATCAATAGCGATGTGGGTCAGCCGCTCGATGTCTCGCTGGGGCTCGCCTCACAGTTCCGCATCCATGATGGTGTCGATCACATCCATGAGATTGAGGACCTAGGCGATAACCTCATCATCTACAGCGAGCGCCATGTGACCGTTGCGCAGTTCGTCGGAGACCCCCTGGTGTTCGTCTTCAGGGATGCCGCTTCCGGCATCGGCACTCTTGCAACCCGTGTCGTAGCCGACTTCGGGGACTACCATGAGTTCCTCGGCTGGGACAGCCAGTATCTATTCGACGGCGTCTCGGTCACAGAGGTCGGCAAGCAAGTATGGCGCGAGGTACTTCGCACTCGTGACGCCACCCGCCAACAGATGTGCTTCAACCACTTCAACGAGGAACAGGGCGAACTCATGTGGGGAGTGGCGCTCTCTTCCGACACCGGCGCCGGCTCCGACCTGGAGAGCCCGGTCGAGACCGCCTACGTGGAACACTACCTGGAAGAGGTCGGGGACCGCACCCCCTCTCCTTTCAGCAAGCGGGACTTCCCCTTCACCTGCGAAGGCTACAGCGCGACCACCTCGCTTACCACCTGGGACGAGCTTCTGGATGCGTGGGAGGACACCTTCCTCCGCTGGAACGACAGCTTCCTCTCCGCCGCGTTCCCGCTCTCCCTCATGGGAACCTTCGGCGGTACCATCATGGTTATCAACACGGTGCAGACCGGCGCGGGAGCTGCTTTGCCCTCCTACGTGAGAACCGCTCGACGCGCCCTAGGAGACGGCCGCATGAGGGGCCTCCTTGCCCGCGTGTACCCGTTCGCGAGCCAGATTTCGCCTGGGACGCTAGACATAACGGTCCGCCTTTCCGACCATGCGTCCGGCCCGATCACAGACAGTGAGACCTTTGAGTTCGACACGGCGCTCTCCGAAGGCGCCCACTTCATCTCACCATTCCGTGCCGCCCGCTACTTCGAACTCCAGCTAGGAACCGACGGTTCTGCCTGGGAGATCACCGGCTACGATATCGATACCCGCCCCGGAGGCCGTAGATGAGCCTCCGCGAAATGTCGCCTTCAGCCCGCCTTAAGGCCGCTAAAGCTGCCTTCGGCCGACGCCATGGAGCCTCCCCCGAAACGCGGGAGAAGATCGCGGCTGCCGAAAGTAAGATGGAATGGCGGGGCCAATGCCGGAAGTGCAAGACCCCCTTGAAAGGGCTCCTCAGCGAACTGAAGGAGCACCGCTGTGGTTGATAAAATCCAGGAGACCCCATCCTTCGGACAACGCGCCACCAACTGGGAGGACACCCATGATGGGCTGATCCGGACCCTCTACTACATGCTTACCAGCGCGTTCCACCGGCTTAACAACGTCCTCCCGGAGGACGGCTCCGAGGATATGGCGGCCCCGCTCCCCCTCCAGGAAGTCGCCACCGCCGACCTGCCATCTGCTGCCCTTTGGGAAGGTGGCCTCGTCTATGATACGACCCGCAATCGGGTTCTCTACAGCGACGGCTCCACCTGGCTCAGCCCCGGCTCCCAACCGTGGCTCTATGCCGCTGACTACGGTGTGGACGCTTCTAACAGCGCCGCCACCAACACCACCGCTATGAATGCTTGCCTAACCGCTGCCGCCGCCCTCGGTGGAGCCCGGATTTACATGCCCCGTGGCCAGCTAAACTTCAATGCGTGGGACACGATCACCACGAATGCTATCGAAATACATGGCATGGGGGACTACTCCGGTGGCACCGAACTCCGCTTCGCCCACGCCACAGGGGACAGCATAACCCTATCGACGAGCGGTCATCAGTGCTTGAAGGACCTCTTCATCTCATCTTCGGTCTACAAAACCTCTGGATACGCCATCAAGATTACCGGTGGCGCATTCTCACCCCGCATTGAGAACGTCCGCATTGACTACCACCACAACGGCATCTGGGTTCACGACACCGCTGAGCCTTACATCCGGCGTATCAGGATGCGATACATGCACGGTACGCAGGGCATCTATGTCGGTGGAACCAGCTCTTCGGACGCCGTTTTCGGCTGCACAATCGACTACTTCAACGCCGATAATCCCTACCCGCTGACCTATGGCACCTTCAAGACGTGGGCCATTTCCACCGCTTTCTCTCTGAATGACATCATCCAGAACAACGGGAACATCTATCAGTGCTCCACAGCCGGCACCTCCTCCGGCGCTGGAACAGGCCCCTCCGGCATCCCTGGCAGCGGAACCCCCGACGCGGCTTTCACGACCACCATCACCGATGGAACCGCTGTGTGGAAGTTCGTCGCGTCCGGTTCCCTCGCTTGGTACATCCAGGACAATTACGCATATTCTTGCGCATGCAACGATAGCGCCCTCCTGAACGGCGGCTACGGCGTCCGGATGATCGATACCGCCGCTACCGGCACCTCCTACCCCACCTGGCTCAATAGCACCAACCTGGAGCTGGACCACAACCTCAACATGGGAGCTGACCTCGCAGCCGGTGAAGGCTTCTTCGCACAGGGCTTCTGGCAGGGCTCTTGCATCGCTGGCTCCGGGGTTACCATCGGAGCCTCTTTCCGGGGTGAAACCACCATCGGTATGGGGTCCCGCATCCTCGGTAACTACACCCACGGCGTCCTGGTACAGGCTGGCCCCGTCGCAACCAATATCTCCGACAGCGTCATTGCCCTCAATGGGCAGGCCGCTGCTGCCACCTACAACAACATCTCACTGGCCGATAACGCCGCTCGTGTCTGCATCTCGGATAACTTCATCGGATATGCCGCTTCCGGCTCCGGACAGGCAGCCTATGGGGTCTACGGTGGGGCTGGTGTCGCCCGCATCATCGTCACAGGGAACGACCTCGGGGGGAACGCCACCGGTGGGACCAACCTTGCTACCGGTGGCACTCTCATCATCGAGCACAACAATGTCTAGGCTCCGTAGCCGTTACAACTCCAAGATGTGGCCAGTCCTGATCGGCTTAACCGACCGGGACGATGGCACCGTTTGGTATCTGTCCACCGAGACCGTGGATGACGAAATCTATATCTCCATCGACACGGAGCGGCCGTTCAGCAACCCCACCAAGCATGTCATATACGAGGCCCATGCCGGTCCCATTGTGAACGGCCTTCGCCCCCTGAGGCTCCTCGTCCGTGGAGGATACCTTGGCTTTGAGATTGTGGACCGGCCCATCGACATCGACACCCCCCGTATTTACGCTCATATTGGTCCTCCTGCGGGCCGCTCTGAGATCATCCCGGCCGGCTGGTCTATGCCCGAAGACACCATAGGGTACAGGACGCCATGACCGAATATCTGTTTGCCCGGATCGGGGACATCGACGCTTTCGAAGCTAGCCTCGCGGATCACATCGCTGATCCGACCGCCGCGCATGCCGCCTCCGCTATATCGGTCACCCCCTCTGGAACTCTGGCCGCTACCGATGTAGCCGCCGCCCTCACTGAAATCCTAGGCGATATCGAGACCCACGTTGCCGATGCCTCAGCCGCTCATGCGGCCTCCGCTATCTCCTTCGCGGCTACCGGTTCTATTGCCGCCACCGACGTGCAGACCGCTATCGCTGAAGTCGCGACCGATTACCTGGCTGCGATATCGGCACTTTCTACCGTTTACCAACCCCTGGACGCGGACCTCACGTCCTGGGCCGCCATCACCCGAGCTGCCGGCTTCGACACCTTCGTGGCGACCCCGTCCCTGGCGAACCTCGGCTCCCTGCTGACGGACGAAGCGGCCGGCCTTATCACCTTCATGACCACCCCGTCCAGCGCCAACCTAGCTACGCTGGTCACCGACGAGACCGGCTCCGGCTTGCTGGTCTTCGCAACCGCGCCGACCCTCACGTCCGTTGTTATCACATCGAACGCCGCCAACTTCCCCAATGGCTGGGGGAACACCCTCAAGCTCACCGCCGCCGACTACCCAGCTATCTGGTTCAACGGTGTCGATCAGGATATCGGTGTCGTCTATGCCTTCGACAGCTCCACCAACATTTTCTGGCTAGAGGAAGTCACAGCCGGCGCCACCGTCGGGAACGAGTTATTCTGGGACTTCAACAACGAGACCTTCTTCACCGGCGACAGCACATGGGACCTCGGCAAGGACATCAAGCCGTGGGATCGGCTCTATGTAAACTCTATTGAGCTTGGCCATGCCACCGCGAATACTCTCACCGCTTCCGGCGGAACGCTTTCGATTGAGGGTGTCGCACTTGCCACCGCCGCCTCCGTCTCTGACCACCTTGCCGACGCGACGGATGCCCACGATGCATCTGCCATCTCGGTTGCTCCCTCAGGAACTCTAGCCGCTGACGATGTCCAGGAAGCGCTCCTGGAAATCCTCGGGGACATCGAGACCCACGTCGCAGATGGAACCGCCGCTCATGCCGCCTCTGCCATCTCGTTCGCCCCTAACGGCTCCATCGCGGCAACCGATGTCCAGTCTGCTATCGTCGAAGTCCGTGACGAGGCACAGCCGCTCGATGCCGACCTCACCGCTATCGCCGCTCTTACCACCACCGCCTATGGCCGCTCCCTGCTGGAGCTGGCTGATGAGACAGCTCTTGAGGCGCTTCTCGACACGCTGCCGAACCTCGTCTCAGTCCAGGGACGCACCGTCACCCTTGCTGATGCAGGCGCCAATGCGTTCTTCGGATGGGATGACGTTGCAGGGGCATACGAGAACCTAACCGCCGCTGAAGCCCTCGCGATCATCCTGACCGTTGATGGGGCTGGCTCTGGCCTAGACGCTGATCTCCTCGACGGACAATCGAGCGCCTTCTATGCCACCGCCACGTCGGTATCGGATCACCTTGCCGACGCCGTGGACGCCCATGACGCTTCCGCCATCTCCTCGGTGGCAGCCGGTAATCTATCGTCTACCGATGTCCAATCGGCGCTGAACGAACTCGACACTGAGAAGCAGCCCCTTGATGCGGACCTCACCGCCATCGCTGCCCTAACCACCACTGCTTACGGCCGCAGCCTCCTGGAACTGGCGGATGAAACCGCCCTTGAAGCCCTTCTGGATACGCTCCCCAACCTCGTCTCGATCCAGGGCCTCACCGTAACCTTGGCTGATGCCGGAGCCGACGCTTTCTTCGGTTGGGACGATAGTGCCGGTGCCTATGAGAACCTAACCGCTTCCGAGGCCCTGGAGATCATCAAGACTGTCGATGGCGCCGGTAGTGGGCTGGATGCCGACCTGCTCGACGGCAAAACGACGGGCACCTCTGGGAACACGGTCCCTCTCCTCGATGGCGCCAACACCTGGAGCGCCCTACAGACCTTCACAGCCGGCATCGTGATGACCGGTACGCTGGGTCTCAACATCGCGGTCACCGCCGCTTCTATCGCCTCGGACCCGGCCTCTGGCTACTTCGGCACCTTTGAAGCCTTCTCTGGGACGAAAATCCAGCTCACCCAGTCCGAGGTCCAGGCAGCCGACGAAAGCGGCGGCTGGCGCTCCGCCCTCTCCCTGTATCATCAGGATAGCGACGCCACCGACTACGAAGCGATTGCTTACCGCACCATCTCCGATGGCATGAGGGTCGGCGTCTTCGGCCCCAACGATGGGCTCGGCACCTACTCGACCTCCTCTAAGGATTTCCACGGCGTTACCAGCCAGGTTATCGCTCGCACCGATTGGACCACCCGTGGTGTCGCCTCCTTCGCCGGTGACAGCGTCCAGTTCGGAGAGGGTGTCTGCCTCAACGAAGTGACGATGTCGAACCCGTCCGGTAGCAGTGCCCAAGCCTCCCAGATCGCTGGCTGGCTAATCACACTGAGCGGTAAACAGGCCGCCGCCGATGCATCGCACACGGTCCACGGTCTTACGATCATCAACGTCGGCAAGAAGGCTACCACCGTCCTTGAAGCTTATTCGGCTGGCACTGACGGCGACAATGGCCAGTTCGGCTACGTCCTCAAGCTCGACAATGCCACCGTCGATACCGGCGCGATCCTTATGCCGGCTTCCGCCGCCACCGACGTTGGAACCCGGATCATCTATGAGACCGGCTCATGGTCTGCCTATGACCGCACCGGGAACGCCTTCACCTGGGCGCTCGGCTCCGCCAACGTCATAGCGCTGGACGGCGCGACGTTCTTCCCCGCTGGAGATGGTGGCGCTTCGCTCGGCTATGCAACGCTCGCCTGGCAGAACCTCCATCTGAACACTGGCGGCACCATCAACTGGGAGAACGGTGATGTCGTCATTACCCACTCCTCGAATACCCTTGCCTTCTCAGGCGCCTCCTCAGGCTACACCTTCACCCACGCGATCCTCCCGTCCGCTTCAGATGGAGCCGCCATCGGTTCCGCGACCCTCATGTGGTCGGACGCCTTCCTCGCCTCTGGCGCGGTTATCAACTTCAACAATGGGAACGTCACCCTTACGCACTCGGCGGCCCGGCTCGACTTCACCGGCGCCTCGGTTATGTCCCAAGCTACCAGCGGGACTTTCCCGATCTTCATCCTGGAGCGGACCGACACCCATGGCGATGCCGCTGTAGTCGGCTCCCTCCAATTCTACGGCCGTGACAGCGCCGCCGCATCGCAGTTCTACGCCAGCTTCTATGCCTCCGCAGTCCTCGATAACGCTACCGCAGAAGAGGCGTCGTTCAGTTGGTTCGCCGTAAAGGCAGGTTCCGGCATCGCTTACATGGACCTCACGGGGACCGCCCTGTCCCCCGGCAGTTCCGACCTATTGGCGCTCGGCACTACGTCCCTGATGTGGTCCGATGCGTTCTTCGCCAGCGGCGCCGTGTTGAACTTCAATAACGGCAACTCCGTCATCACCCACTCCGCCGCAGTGCTCACCGTCTCCACGGGCGACCTCCGGGTCACCACCGCTGGCACCAATGCCGCTTCCGTCGTCACTGTGGGTGGAACTCAGACCCTTACCGCGAAGACCCTCACCTCTCCGACGATCATCACCTCGCCCACGGCTGCCGGCGCTACTTGGACCGATCTCGGCACCGTCACAACCGCTGATATCAACGGCGGCACCATCGATGGGACCGTTATCGGAGGCGCCTCTGCCGCCGCCATCACCGGCACCACGATTACGGTCAACACCAACCTTGTACCGGACGCTAACGACGGTGCCGGTCTCGGTCTCGCCGCAACCGCGTTCTCAGACCTGTTCCTAGCGTCTGGAGCGGTCATCGGGTTCAACAACGGGGATGTTACCCTCACGCATGCCGCTAACCTGCTCATCTTCGACGGTGGCACGATCATCACCACCCATACGGCCGCTTCTTCGGCCTACCATGCGGCCGGCATCACCCCGATTGTCCAGATCAGTGGCACGGACATCAACAACTCGTCTCTCGGCCTAGCCCGCTACAGTGCCGACGCCAATGGCACCTACATCGCCTTCGGCAAATCGCGCCATGCTACGAACGGCTCCCACACCATCGTCCAGAGCGGCGATGTCATCGCGACCCTGTCGTTCGGCGGCTCCAACGGGACCGCCTTCGATGCAGCGGCCTATATCATCGCTTCCATCGGGGACACGCCCGGCGCCTCCGCCGATATGCCCGGCCAGCTATCGTTCTACACAAGCTCCAATGCTTCGGCCACGCCGACTGAGCGCATGCGCATCACGTCGGCCAACCAGATCATGTTGCTCGACACCAGTCTCTACTTCACAGTCTCGGGCGACGTGCCGCTTCTCAACTTCGACGGCAACGACTATTGGGCGTTTGACCGCTCCGACAATGCTTGGACGTGGATACTCGCCGGCAACAACCTCCTGGCCCTCTCAGCGACCGGCGTCAACATCAACGCAAGCCAGGTAGCGACGGCCAACAACTGGCTCAAGGTCGATCAGGGAGCGGCTCTCACCGTCGGGACCAACACCACCTACGCCTTCGCCATCGTGCAAACCGGTACCCACGTCTACACAGTGGGCTCCGGCGGCGGCCACACCTACGAGCAGTCATGGAACGCCCAGCCCTTCCATATCAACAATCAGGGGAACGACCTGTTCCTTGCAGAGGGCGCGGATGGCGTCCAGTGCGGCGCTCCCACCGGTGGCGACAAGGGCAACGGCACTGTGAACGCCAAGGCCGTCTATGACGACAATACGCTTCTGACCTGCATACCGGTTCAGAAAGAGTTCCTGGATAACGGCACCATCGACAAAGCCTACTGGAACAGTAAGACCCCGGATGCCCCAAAGAAGTTCGATGAGGACAAGAAGGAGCTTCCCGCCGAGCCCATGGAGCATCCTTCCATCGCCATCATGGAGGACCTCATGGCGGCCGGCTATGACCCCCGGAACCCCACCAAATACTGCGACTACCTCTATGAGCACAACTCCCTGCCAGGCATGCCCACCCGCGCCAACTGGGTCCACAACGAGCTGTCACAGGGCCAGGTCATGACCCGCCTGTGGCTGGCCGCAGAGCTGCTCGCCGTATCGTACCGGACTTCCCACCAGGAGATGGAAACCCTGAAAAATGAGGTTGCGCTCCTGAAGGCCAAAGGTTAAGTTCCCCCTCCTCAACCAAGACAGGGAACCAACATGAACGACACCATCAAGCTGACTATGACTGTCCAGCAGGCAAACGAGCTTGCTTCCGGCATCATGGGCCTCGACCAGGATGTTAAGGACCCATCCAAGCACTACAAGTTCTCCGTTTCCTTCCGGGTACGCCATGCGCGTAACCTTGGGAAGCTCAGGGAAGTCCTTCAAGCCTTTGAGGTGAACCGTAACCAGGTCGTAATGGACCTGAACGATTTGCCTCAAGGCGAGAAGGAGAAAGCCGCCCAGAAGGCCATCTGGGCACTCCAGAGCGAGAAGTTCGTTTTCGAGCTGGAGACCTTCAAGGAAGAGGAGCTACAGCTAGAGCGGAACCCCATCCCGGTGACGTTCCTAGCCGCGCTCCAGCCGCTCCTGGCCACAACGCTGCACTAACGGGGGACTGGAGGATCAGGTGTCCGATGCACCATGGCTTGACCGGCTTATCCAGCTAGAAGGCCAGGGGTTCAGGGAAGTCCCTGGACCCTCCTCCAACCCGCGCATCCTCGAATGGTCCCGAGGCCCCGGTGCGTTTCCGGACATGACCGACGACAGCACCACGCCATGGTGCGGCATCGGTCTCGCCGGCATCATGGACGAGGTCGGCCTCTCCTCCCTCATTCCGCCCCTCCCCTTTCGAGCCGCCTCCTGGATGTCGGTCGGCTTCGACAGCGAGCCGCGCCCCGGCGCCATTGTCGTGTTCCCCCGTCAAGGCGGCAATCACGTCACAGTGATCCGCTCCGTAGAAGGCCACATTTGGCGCTGCATCGGCTGCAACCAGTCGAACGCCATCACCACCACCACCTTCGACGGAAGACAGGCCAGAGCCTGCCGCTGGCCCGGTCAAAAGCAGGTCCCAACCTTACCCGCCCTCCCGCCGAACGCCAGCAACCGCTACACGGCGCTCATCCGCTCCATGAAGGTCCGCCACACCTGGGTCACCAGGATCGATGAGGAAGCCCACCGACGCCTCTCCCACAAGGAACGCTATAAGGTCATCGAACGCGCTACCGGCATTCCGTGGGCCTTTGTCGCCGCCCTCCACTACCGGGAAGACAGCACCGGCCGCTTCGACACCGCGCTCCACAACGGCGACAAGGTCATAGGGAACGGGAAGCTGACCTATCGAGTTCCGGCCGGCCGAGGCCCCTTCGAGACCTGGGAAGATGCCGCCATTGACGCCCTCCAAATGAAAGGTTTTCACAATGCCGACGATTGGAACATTGAGGCTATCTGTGAGCGGGCTGAGCGATATAACGGCCTCGGTTACCGGACGAATAACCTCTGCCCCAGCCCCTATCTCTGGAGCGGCACGACCCACTACGAGCGTGGTAAGTACGATTTCGATGGCCACTATAATGCCACTCTTACCGATGCCCAGATCGGTGTAATCCCTCTCATTACACGCATCATGGAGCTGGACAATGAGGGCCGATTTCGGGACGGCTCCCGCAAGCTGAACCTGATCGCTTGGGTTCGCCGCTTCATCAAAGCGATCATGGCCGCCATCGGCTCCATCTTCACCCTTGATAACCTCTACTCCACCAAGGAGTTCCTTGCGCCTCTCAAGGATATGTTCACCCTTCAGTCCCTCGTGGTTCTCGCTGTGAGCGGCATCGGTGTCTGGGTCCTCATCAACACCCTCGACCGCATGATGATGGAAGACGGCAAAGACGGACGCTATGTCCCATCGAAGATAGACGCCGCTGCCGGGGAAGCGGCCGATGTTCTACAAGAGGCGACCGATGAGCGAAATTCTTGAGACCGCCTTATCCTGGCTTGGCATCTCACTGGGGGCTTTCGGCCTCACCGTGGGAGCCGCCTGGTTCTTCGGGCTCATGCCCGTTCTCGGTGCCGTCGCCACGGTGGTCGCAGCGGCCCTCGCCCCTATCATTGGAGCCGTCGTCCAGGGCATCATCTGGCTGTGGCAGAACGTCATCTGGCCCGGCCTATGGGACATCCTAGAAGACTGGGTCACAGTGCTCACTGTGGCCCTCATGGCATTCATGTTGTGGACCTTCTTGGCCGCCCGGTTCGAGGTCGCCGAATACCGCCTCAATAAGGAAATTGCCGCTTGTAAGACCACCCTGAAAGCGGTTAGAAAGGCCGCTCCGCCGATACAGCCGCAAGTTCCGTGGCCCTTCGGCAACTGGTAACCAACGGGGACGGGGATGAAGATTGCGCCTATCGAGAACTGGGAAGCCTTTATGCTGCCCCCAGTCTGCGCCGCTCTCGCGACCTGGACCAAGCGCACCCAGGACTGGACCACCCTCGTCCATAAGGTGATCGCGGGGAAGGCCATGTGCCTCGCCGGATCGAATACCCCTGACAAGGTAGAGGCCCTGTCGATCATCGTCTGGCCCGAGGAAGGTGACCCCTTCTACCCCTTGCCCTTGGTACACCATTTCCACTGTAACGGCGGGGCCAAGCTCCGGGCCAAGATGGTCCGAGCTACAGTCGCTTTCCTTCACGCACATGGCTATACTGCGTTTACCGCGATAAACGTATCCGGGGCACCGGTTGAAGTCTGGGCAAGGGCCTTCTCCGACGCCGGGTTCCCGCATCCAATCGCGACCGTATACGAATTCAAGAAGGACCCCTACCGTGGGAACTATCGGAAAAATGCTGTTCGGCGGAAGCGAGCAGAAACAGCAAAGCACGTCCACGCAGCAGGCGACAAGCCAAAGCACGTCGAAGCCAATCGACACGACGCCCGAAGAGCTTCAGGCGCTAAGAAACCCGTTCGTCCAGTCGCTGATCCAGTCGTTCAGCCCGTCGAACACAACGTGGCAAGGCCCGTTCGCGGCAAACATGGCACCCGGCGAGGGACAGGCCCTAAGCGCTCTCGGAAACCAGGCGTATAACCCCCTCCGTGGAACTCTTACCGATTTCACCATGGCTGGCGGCTTCCTGCCCGGCCAAGCAGGCGCGAACCCCTTCCTGGAAGAGGCGATCAAGCAGGCTCAGCGCCCCACCATGCAGGGCCTTGAAGAGACCCTGTCGCGGACCCTTCCCGGCCGCTTCACGCAAGCCGGTCAGTTCACCCAGCCTAAAGGTAGTTCGGCCTTTGACCGGGCTGCCGCTATAGCGACCCGAGGAGCCGCAGATGCGAGTTCGGGTATCGCGACTAGCATGGCTTTCCAAGCCTACGAACAGGAACGCCAGCGCCAACAGCAGGCCCAGCAGATCAGCCAGCAGGAAGTCACCACCCTCTCTGAGAACCTGAAGTCCCAAGCCCTCCCCCGGCTCATCGAAGACCTGGGCATCGAACGCGCCATGACCGCTTTCAGCGACGGCTTCAAGTCCCTGCTACAGGCACTCCAGATCGCTGCCGGCTCTCCAATCGCCCAGCAAGGTCAGGTCTCTGAAGCCTCCTCCCAGAGCACCGGCTCCTCGCAATCGACCGGCTCAACTGAGAACTTCGGCAAGGGTATCGTCGGTACTCTTGGCGGCTTCGTGGAACCAAGGTAACTCCCATGGCTGGACCCTTCCAAGGATTAACGGACTTCTTCGGCCTCTCCGGGGACCCCGATTATTCCACGCCCACCGAGGAAGACGAGCTTCCCGTAACGAAGATCGGCGGACCGCGCTACGGCGGCGGCCAAGACAACATCTTCGACGCGATCCTCGGCCCCTCCGGCGCCCGCAAGCGCCAGGCCGACAAGTTCGCCTATGACGAGGCCAAGAGCGCCCGGTCCCGCGCCCAGGCCGGCTCCGTGTCGAAAGCCGAGAGCGAGCTGGGCCAGCGCGTGATCCAGCTCCAGCAGGAGAACGTCGGCCTACCCCCGCACGAAATCCGCCAGAAGGCCCTCTCCGACCCCGTCTTCCTGAAGAACATCCTCCAGGTCCCCCAGGCCAAGCAGATCGAAATCCTCAAGCAAATCCAGACCACCATCACGCCTCAAACGCAGTACGGCAAAGACCTCTCCCCCGGCGGCTTCCGACCGGAACTGGACGAACAAGGCGCCCCCGTCACTGGCCCCGATGGCCAGCCACGCGGTATTCGTAACCAGCCCATGAAGGTCCAGGAGGACGACGCTTTCGTCCACCGCTCCCAGGAAGAGCGGGACATCATCCTGGGTCTCCGCAAACCCGCTGGCCAAGGCCGCGTTGGCACTTCCCAGCGTGAGCGTATCGCTGACCTCGCCATGAAGTCCGGCATCCTCAAAACTCCCGAGGAACAGGTGAACTGGCTCATGAAGCGCTGGGACCTCAAGTACGACCAGCAGAACGGCGGCTGGATGCTCTTTGACACCGCCACCCAGAAAGAAGTCCGCCGCATCGACCCCGGCGCTATGCCGCCCGACCTCTACGCCCAACTGGAACAGAACCCCGGCGTCTCCGGCGAAGCCATGGCACGCCCACAGAAGCCCTCCGACCCGCACAGCCCTAACCAGCTCTCCCCGCAGCCCGGCGAGGCCCCCGGTAAGCGCCAGTCGCTTCTGACCCGCCCCGGCATGATGATCTACGCCGGAACCCCTACCGACCGCTTGGAACGCGCTCTCGGGAACGGGCTCGGCGGCGTCTTCCCGAAGTACGCCGACATCGGCACCGAGGAAGAGACCCGCGCCATGGCGATGAAGTCCCTAGGAACCGCCATCGCGGACGCCTATGGAAGGTCGGCCCGCTTCAAGACCGAGTGGGAGACGGCCAACTCCATGATTAAGAACGCCGACGATTGGATCGGCTCGCCCGGCATCAATGCCAGCCGCCTCAAGTGGCTCCGCGCCCTCGCTGAGGACAAGCTCGCCTCTATTGATAGCGAGATCAAAGCCCTCGGTGCATCGAAGACCGGCACCCGCAAGCAGCTCGACGAACTTGAGAAAGAGCGCCGGATGTTCATGAACCTCTACCAGGCCACCCCGGCCATCCACCAGATCGACAAGGAACTGGAACTCTACCGCCAGTATGACCCCTCCACGCCTAACCTGGAGCGGACGATCACCCGCGCCCCGAAACCTGGGGACCTCATCGATGACGCGACCGAACTCGGTAAAGCCCGCCCCAGCAAGGCACCCCGTCCCCGTGGCGCATCCCCCGGCCAACCGGATGAGCCGGCCGCCCTCCCGTCCGCTCCGGCTCCCGACCTGAAGTTCCCGGATAGCGACGCCGACCTCGCCAAGATGTACCGCGAGACGCAAGACGCGACCATGAAACAGCAAATCCAGAATGAGGCCCGGCGTCGTCAACAGCTCCGTCAGAAGGGAGGTAAGTAATGGCCGACCCCCTTGACGAAATCCTAGCCGGCGCTGATCCGCTGGACAGCATCCTGTCGGATGCTCCTACCGATTTGCACAACGCGAACCCTTCTCGGGCTCCCAAGATAACGGACAGCTACGAGAAGAACCCGCTCGACATGACCTTCAGTGAGAAGCTTCGCTCTCGCTACGACAAGGCCATGGCCGACCCCATCGGGGACCTGAAGAAGGCCCGCTCCGACGCTGCCGGCATCCCCTCCGACATCCTCTCCGGCTTCTACACGGAGGCCGCGAAAGCCGCTTCCCTCCCCTTCGATGCTGCCCTGGACGCTGCCAAGATCGTCGGCTTCAAGGGCCTCCCGGAGCCCGGCCGCGCCCGTGAGACATTCATGAAGGCGATGGTGGACGCCGGCTTCTCCAACTACATGGGACCGGCCCAGACCTGGTCCCAGCGCATCGGTGAAGAGGGCATGCGCCAGTTCCTCTTCTACGCCGGCATGAGGGGTGCGGCGCCTACCATGGCCAAAGCCACCCCAGGCGGCCTTGTAGAGCGGATGGGCACTGAAATCCTAGCGAAGCCCGGCACCACCGCAGCCGCCTCTATCGCTTCCGCCCCCGGCGTTGTCGCGGGTGAAGCCGTTGGTGAGCCCGTCGGCGGGAAGCTGGGCGAGACCGCTGGCTCCTTCGCGGACCGCATCCTGGGCACTGAGAGTGGCGCTGAAGTCGGCAAGAAGGTCGGAGAAGTCACCGGCAAGATGGTCGGCGGTATGGTGGGCGGCGTCGCATCCGCCACCCCTGTCCTGGGCGCCAAGCGCGGCTTCGACACCCGCCGCAACGCTGGCGGCGAGTTGGGCGGCCCCGTCTACGGCGACACCGCGATCCTCCCTCGCGAAGGGGACGCCATGAAGGCGACCGAGTTCGCCCAGCACTCCACGAAGCGCGCCCTCGATACAATCGACCGCCGCGTTGCCAACATCATCGATGACGCCGGCTCCTCTGTCGTCGGGAACCTGGACCCGGAGAGCGCCTGGTCGATCCTCAACGCCCGCCTCAAGGCGTACTACACCAAGGTCCTGAAGCCCTATGAGAACTCCCTCTACGAGAAGGCCTGGGCTGGTGGAAAGCATACCCACACCATCGACCCGTCCGACATCGTAACCGCTATCAAGGACGACATCGCCCAGAGCGCATCCTCCGACCGTGTTATCCCCCACAAGCAATACCAGGACTTCCTGAATGACGCCCTCCGCGATGTGAAGGGCATGAAGGGGCTCAAAGAGATTGTCCCGATGTCCCTGAAGAAGCTCCAGGAACACCGGACCGCGATCCGCGAGGCGACCACTGAAGCCGGCGCCTCCACCGTAACCGGCAAGGAGGTCCAATCCGGCGCCCGGAACCGCCTACGTGAAATCCAGGACCTGCTCATAAAGAAGCTCGATGAGGGTCTCCTAGAAGCTGGCGGCAATCCCCAGGATATCGGGTTCGCCCGGTCCGTGTCGAAGCGCCTCGGGGACCTGTGGAAGCGCGGCCCCGTTGGCGAGCTGATGGCGAAGGATGCCCAAGGCCAGCCCCGAGTAGCGCCAGGTGATACCGGGAAGAGCCTCATGGGAGACCCGCGTGGTCTGCCTGCCCTTCGTGAAGCCACTGAGCCGCTCCCCGGCCAACCAGTCCAAGGAGTGTTTGGAGCGAAGCGCGCCGAATTGGCGGTCGGCTCCGACGTATCGGATGCTCTCCGCGCCCACTTCCGCCAGATGGTGGATGAGCCCGCCCAGATCGCGGGCCAGACCGGCGAAGACATGGCGAAGGCCGCGACCAAGGGTGCCGCCTCCTTCCAGAAGAAAATCCTCGACAGGGCCGACGCCTACGCCGACGTGACGGGCCGCCTCACGACCGCAGTCAAGCGGATCAGTTGGCTCTGGAAAGACAAGCAGTCCTGGCAAGCCTCGGCCCTCGCGGAGTACGGCGTGAAGGACCCCCAAGCGGCGGTCCGGAACGTCATGAACTCATCGAACCCCTCCGCGAAGGCCGCCGATCTCATCAGGAGCTTCGCCCGTGATCCCGACGCCATGGACGGCTTCCGACGCGCCGTGGCAGAGGAGTTCTTCCTCAACGCGAAGGGTCAGTCCGCTGAGGTCATAGCGCGCCACATGTCGAACCCGAAGAACCAGCGCCTCATGACGACCGTCTTCGGCCCCGACGGCGCGGAACGCATCACCAGGATCGTCAATAGTGCCAAGGCATGGGAAGCCGGCGAGCAGTCGAGCCCACTCCGGTTGGCCCGGAAAGCCACCTCATGGATGGGTCACGTCCTGGGCAACCGCGCCGGCCATCTCTTCGCCGGTGTCGTCGGTGGCGGCTCCTACAGCTCCCTCACCTATCCCGCCCGCTTCAGCAAGGGCATGCGTGACATGATCGCCAAAGCCATGCGCGACCAGGACCCGACCCAGCTCCTCGTTGAGGCCGCAGTCAATCCGCAGATGGAGCGGTTCCTCAACAACAAGGTCCCGGAGAACATGACGGAAGCCTTCAAAGCCATGAAGGTCCTGAAGCGCCTAGGCGCTGGCGTCAACACTGGGTACACCATGGCTTCCGACCGCTATGAGCGGGAGCGGATGAACACCAAGAAGAAGTCAGCTATCTCAGGGAGCCAGTGATGCCACAGAAAACCCCGTTCGACAGCCTCATGGGCGGCCCGGCCTCGCAAAGATCGGGAATGGGTGGTATGGTAATGCCAAGAGGCGGCCAACCGGTTCCCTCTATGCCTCCCGCTCAGCCAATGCAATCACCGGGGCCACCGGTGCCTGTGCCGGCTCAACGTCCACAAGGTGCAGGAAAGTTCAGCCGACCCGTCGCGGGAACCGGCTCTCCCGACCTGGACGCGGCGATGGGCGGCGGCCAGCAGCCTGACGACCGGATGCGGGAAACGCTCCGTGCCCAGTTGGAACAGGCGGCCCAGATGCTACAGCAGGCCCACCGCGACCAGTCGGTGAGCCCGAAGCTCCGTGATGCTACTGTTGAGTACGCCAACGGCCTCGCGATGGAAGCCGAACGCATGGGGATGGGGGACCTGGTTGAGGAAGTCCTAGCCAAGCATGGATCGGTGTCTACAAATGAGTTCGCCGGAGAAGAAGATGCTCAGCCCACAAAGTGACGAGATGGTTAAGGCGGCGATGGATGTCATCAGCTTCCTTGCGCTTGTCGGCTGGTTTGCCGAAGCACTTCCGGCTGTCGCCACTTTGCTGACAGTGTTCTGGACCGCCATCCGTATCTTGGAGACGGAGACGGTCCAGCGCTGGTTGAAGCAGAAGTCCGGCGACAACTAGCTCATGGGAAGAAGCTCGTACTTGTCGCCACCGTTCAAGCTTGGTGGCGGAAGGATCGGCGCTAGCGGAAGTAGCCTGACGTAGAGCTGGGTCCGCCTACCATGGCTAATCCGGGTCTTGGTGTGCCCCGTAGTTGGCGCTCTCTCCAGGCGGTTCGCCCTGATGAGGGACATGATGAAGGCGCCCCAGACGTTGTGGTGACGCGGCTTCCGTAGACCGTTGTTGAGGAGCGCGATCTTTACGTCCTCGCCTGAGAACGGCGATGGTAGTTGGACCGACATCACCAAGTTGGTGGCGTCCGCAATCCAACGTTCATGGGTTTCCTGCATGTCGGATAGGATGGCCATTCCTACTTCCTGGCCTTGGGTCAGTGTCATCGTTGGTTCCTTTCATTGCTAAGTTACTCAGTCCCCGAAGTTTCCGGCCTTCGGCCACTCCGGGGCGTACTTCACGCTGAAGTCGAACTCTGGCTGTTCCTCTGGAACGGTCTCGACCAGCTTCTGCTTCATGCGCTCATGGAGCCATCCCTGAATGTTAAAGAGGATGGCGCATGCTACGTCTTCGATGTCATCGCCGGCCTTAGGCTCCCATAGATCACGAGGGGCATCCTCGTAGGCCAGCCACAACTCGAACGAATGCCGGATGAAGCTCTCCATGTAAACTTCAGGGGGCATCCCACGCTTCCAGTTATCGGAGGACCGCATCGAGCCATCGGGCTGTTTCCGATGCTTATGCATGTACTCAGCGAACCGCCTCATAGCCAGCGGGCTTATGAAGCCACGATAGTCGAGCTTGTCTGTGTTGGTGTCGCGGGTTGCACCCGTCTCAAACTTCCTCATGTTGGTTCCCTTTCGAGTTGTAGATCAATCTTGCCAGACGCGCTGCGGGGCCTCCGCAGGTGCTGGAGCTACCTTGCCCGCTGCCGGCGCGATCTTTTGCTGTACGGGCTTCTTTGGGGCGTCTGCGGCCGTTGTAGGCTGCGGCGGCGCCTGCCGCTTCAGGACGCGGTAAGTTGCATCACCAACCACGATGAGCAGCATAACCGCTCCCCATAGGAAGGCTTTCTTATACCGCTTCAGAAAGTCGATTACCCTGCTCATTTCCAGTTTCCTTTGTGGATGCGGATTGCTTCGAACAACCGTCTTAGAAGGAAGGACCGTAGCACACTGATAACGGTGAACACTACCCCGATCCCGAAAGCAGTTGTCATCGTAACCGGTAGGCCGAAGACCGGGAGTACGAGTAAGTTGGCCCCAAAGTTGATCCCAAACCCGATTGCCACATTGCCCCATGCTTCCACCCACGACATGAACCTCGACTGCTTCACATGCGGTCCATGAGGATTAGCTTTACCTCCTCCAGAACCTTCGCCTGCCCCTCTGGCTTGAGCCACCCGAGGTCGTTTGCGATCCGCCTCGCAAGCTCCGTCATACTCAAACGGCTCGCCTCCTCTCTTGTAATCCACTTGAAACCTCCTTCAGTTGGCCAGTAGATATCGCCCCTCGGCTTCTCATCAGACATCGAGCACTTCTCCTCTGAACGTGACGAAGCCACCGGCTTCGTCGATGACAGTTACGAGTTCCGGGGGCAGTAGCGCCCCCTTCTTGAAGGTAAGTATGCAGAACCCTGCGACGTGATTACGTGGGTTGTGCTCCTGGTACTCGAACTGGGGACCCCAGACCGGCGCCAAAGCGCCCGCATCAACCCCCCATCGCGTACCATTGTAGTCCGTGAAAGGCGTAACCTTTTGGCTATGGAGATGCCCCGTAACCATGGTGCGGCCAGACCACATCGCATTGTTATGTGTCGCATGAATGCCACCCTTGAACCGATGCTTCACAATCGCACTAGGCGCCCTCTTGGGATCGCCCACCTCAGCCGCCCAACACGGTTCCCAATCCGGGAAGTGATGCACGAGCCGCGTTCCATACACGTTCCGGAACTCCGGCGCCACCTCCGCCAGCCGCCTATTGAAGCGGGCATCATGGTTGCCTAGCGTCCAAATCTTCTTAGCCTTCCCCGCCGCCTCAGCGATCTCTCCCAGCCGCTCCTGCACCTCACATAGCTCATCTTCAACCGTCGGCACCTTCTCCCACCCTATCGGAGGATGCCGACTGATAGATGGGGCATCCAGCGCGTCCCCGTTCATGATGACCACGCGGGGCTTCATCTTCTTGATGAGCTTCACGAAGGCCCGGTGCGCCGTGCTGTAGATGCCCGGCCAGTAGTGCGCGTCCCCGCCTATGAAGACCATCCCATCGCTGATCTGGGCATTCACCTTCTCATTCTGAACCGGCATCCCCTTAGTGTATTGGTTGGCTTGTCCCATCCGTAAGCTCGTCCCTGAACGCTGTTCAATCTTCGCACGGCGCTCATGAACCCGCCGCTCCCCTATGCCGAGCGCCTGTGCAAGCCTGTTGGGTCCGAGGGCTCTGTACTGCTCAATGAACTCATCGTCGCGCATGGGGCGGGTCCTCTTAGGGGTGGGACCCCGTCTAGCCGTGAAGGTAACCCGCTTTCGGGAGGGAGGCGAGCGCCTCCCTCCCGCTCTCTTGACATTCCGCTTAGCCACTTCACTGCTCCGTTGGGGTTCCGTCCAGAGCGCGCCTCTCGAACTCTTTGAGGTCGCGCCGGATTTCCACGCCCTTGTTGGTCTCCGTAAAGCCGAAGCCCATCGCCAGAAGCGCCAAGCTCACCAAATTGAAGACATGCTCCCGACTCCTGGCATAGCCGTGAACCCAGCCGCTTTCCTTCCACACCTGCCGCTGCATGTTCTCATCAAAGTTCGCAGGGGTCTGCCCTCTAACTACATGGCACCGATAGCTGTAACGTCCTGGACCATGCTGGAAGCTGCCGCCTTCATTCCATATGACGGAACGGGCGATCTCCGTGACTTCCTTGGTGACGGCACTGTGCAACTCTACCTTCACGACTAGCATTGGCTTAGTCCTTCTTCTTGGTGCGGGGCCGGGTTGACCCCAGCGCCTCAGTGATGCGGCCCCTGTTGACGCCAAGCCGCTCCGCGAGGTCGGTCCTCCTTAGGTCCGGGAACCTCTTGGCGGTCTGTCTGATCTTCTCCTGCGTAATCTGCTCGTTCACCCTTTTCATAGCTCTATCTCCACTAACCCTTCTGGATTGCTCTTACTCTGCTTGCTCCAGTTGGAGCCGATTGCGGCCTCCACCTGGATGATGCACTCCCGTTCCTTGCCATGGATGTCGCGCACCGGGACCTTGACCGACATGCACCCACCCAAGATGTCCAGCACCTCCTTTTCGTGTTCTGTCCTGTATTGGAAAAGCACCGCGTCGTGAACCTGGGCCAGCACTTCCAGAAGCTCCGGATCATATTGTGAGAGCCTCCACAGCCCAATGTTCAGGATATCCCCCACCCCGCTCTGAGGCCCGAACGCCAGCGCCTGCTTGTAGGTATGGGTGTCGTTGGGCCGCCCCAGGAGCCGGACTTCCCGATCCAGTGGGTTGTAAATCGGCTTCCGTTCATACACGTCTTGCAGCCGTTGGTTCTGCCACTCCTTGATGCCAGGGAACGCCTTGAAGAACCTTCCTTGGGCCTCCTCGCACCGGACGATGGGTATCTTGGCGATCATCGCCATCCCCCGTGGAGTGAGCCCGTAGTTAGAACCGTGCTGGACCCGCTTCGCCTGGAACCGATAGTCGTGCCCCTCCGTCTTGTCCCAAGGCGGGTAGGTGTTCTTAGCCAGCGCCTTGTCCTTCTTGAGGTCTCCCGTCCACGGTATTTCTTCACTCCAGACCTCTCGACAGACGTAGGTATGAACGTCCCGCTGATGCGCTTCGATGTATTTTTCATCCCCCGCGATATACGCAACCAATAGACTTTCAGCGGTCTTCAGGTCCACATAGCACAGCTTCCGACCGCTATCCGGAACGAAGATGAACCGATGCTTCTCCGCGATGTTCTGTAGGTTGCCGCCCTCCCCATATGGGTTCTTCGACGAACTCCACCGGCCGGTCCAAGGTGCAGAGACGTTGAACCCGCTATGAAAGCGGCCCCTCAGACTAAGCTTAGCGGAGAGGAAACCCCTCTGCTTGTTGAGGTCCCGATGTTCCCGTAGCAGTTCCAGTAGGGAGCTGTACTTCGGCTTCTCATGGGACAGTTGCTCCAATGCATCATCATCCGTGGTGAGTGAACCGGTTTGCCCGTACTTCTTGGGGAGCTTCATCCTCTCATACAGAAGGTGGCAGCATTGATCCTTCGACGCGGGCTGGAACCGCATAGGCTTCAAGCGTGGCATCCCGCAGCGCTCACACCGCATCTCGTCCTGGCTCACAGCCGGCTCACCAACGGCGGTCCTGGGCCACTTATGGCGCTGCTCTTTCCCGGTCTTCGTCAGCTTCTCCGACTTGGGACAAAAGCCCGTTTCGAGTTCGACGCCATCCCAGAACTTGATGGTCCATTCATTCGCCTGGATAGCATCGGCGGTCTTCTCCAGGCTCTCGGTGACATCCTTCAGGGCAAGCTTCTGGCCCACCGTATCGACCTTGACCCCGCGAATACCCATGATGAAAGCCGGCGTCTGTTGCGCCAGGTTCCACTTGTAGGTCCGCACTTGGTTTGCGTTGAGCCTGGGTCTCAGGCGATTGAAGATTTCAAGGGTGCCGGTCGCATCGAGGCACGAATAGGCCGCGAACTTGGCTTCCCCGTGAAGCTCCTGGGCCTTCTCCAGGCCCACCGTGTTGAATTTCATCCAACCTTACCGCGCACCTTCAGATAAACGTGGCAGTCGTTTATCGTAAGAAGGTACGGCGGATGAGTTTCGCCAGTCCCTATCGCCCCCATGGCATCGAGTTCCGCCATGAGCTTTTTATAGATCGTATGCCGGTCCGCCTCGGTCTTGAAGAAGATCGATATGGAGGACGGAGCCCCATTCGCCTCAGACAGTTCCGCATACAAGCCGCAGAATTCCTCAATCATCAGTTCCCACCTGGAATGTAGAGACACCTCAGCTTGCCATACCATTCGCAAGAATGAGTTTCGCCGTCCTTTGACTGCTCAAAGCGGGTGTCAGCGTCCACTGCCACCGCTTTCCCCGTCTTGTTGGTGTAGTACCACTTCCCGTTGCGCTGTTCGGCCTTCGTGATCGGGCCACAGTCCTGCATGTTGCAGCAATAGGCGCTGTACCATGAGTGAGCCGCCGCTGGCTGGGACCAGCTCACGAAGATGAGGAACGCTATAGCCGCGCAAGCACTCGGAAGGGGATCAGTCGGTGGCACGATTGGCATCTTGCACTGGTAGGATTGATGGCCCCACTTGAGGCACCGGAAGCAGAACTTCTCCTGCATGACACGGCTCCTTGCAATGCGACACTTAGTCGCTGCTTCTAAGGAAGTTCCAGGCTTTCACGCACCCGATGATAGCCGCTGCCAGCCCAAGGACCGGGTGAACGAACATGGTAAGCGGAATTGCGGCGGCGACCATGATGAGGGTCATGATGACCCGGTAAGCCTGCTTCTCCTCCTGAGGGAGGCTTTCCCCCTTGAGGTCCTTCACGATGTTCTTCAGTAGGTTCATGTTACCACTCCATGTATGTGCTGAGATAGATGAGGCCGATGCCCCACACGACGAGGACAAGCCCCGTCAACGATGGGAGTACAGAGTACCATTTCGCGATGAGATCGATAACCGCCAAAGCCAGCAGGATGGTGCCGACCCAGACTAGGAGACAGCCGATCCCTCGGAGGATGATCCCAAGGAGGTCCTTACCGCTGTCAAGCACCTCGTATCTCCCTTAGTTCACCGGTAGTCCAGGCGTTCTGGAGGTCCCACAACTCCCGCTGGATGTCATGGAAGTCGTTAACGAGCTTCCGCTGTAGGAGCGCCGTGTCCTGGATTTGGGTAGTCTTCTCAGTCAGCTTGTCATTCAGCACCTTACGGGCCGCTTCGTATTCCTCGTCACTCATTGGCTTCTTCTTCATCAGTCGCGTCATCTGCTTTGTCCTTCTGTTTGAACACTCTGAAAGCGTAGGCCATTACTTCAAGCTCTACCCTGTCCCCGACCTTAACATCTTCCGGCTTTAGCCCCGTTGCATGGAGCGCGGCCTTCGATACCAAGATGTTCCCTAGGTGATGAAACAGCCTTGGACTGATAGGCCGGGCCAAGATGGTGACAAGCCCTCGCTGGTTCGTTTCATGATGCTTGATGACACATGGGATGTTGTCACTCATCGCGCTTATCTCCTCTCTGCTTCTGCCTTAGGCCGCTTTCGCCGGCCCAATGCTTCCATGAGCCTTGCCGGCTGTAGGAATTTCCCATGAACTGTAGGCTCGCCGGTAGCTCCGGGTAAAGAGCTTTGTGAAGCAACCGCAGATCGTGGCAGTAATTGCGGGGCCTTATGTTCATCTTCTGTAGGAGCCAGGGCACATCATAGGCGCCGAAGTTCTGTCCCAGCTTCGGGACATCGTTCTCCAGGATCGCCTTGCAGGCCATCCAAGCCCGCTTCTCCTTGGCCGCGCTATACCAGTAGGATGCGTTGAGGTTGTCCATCGAGATGAAGGGGACATACATCGCCCGCTCCTCTGAGGTCGCGAACGCTATACCCCGTACCATTCTTGGTACGAGCGCATTATCAGGGCTCCACCATGTCTCGATGTCGGCACTCAGTAGAGGCGCCTTCGCCGCCTCATCCACGAAGGCTTCCACTTCCTCGATGGTCGGCGCAATGCTCAGGAGCCGCTTCGGAAGCTCTATGTGCTTCCCGATTTCGGCCTCGGCCAGCGCCCTATTGAGGTCCCCGATGAACACATGGAACAGGCTGTACTTACGCCGGACCATGTCGGGGTCGAAGATGGGGAAGAACTTCACCCCGAAGAACAGCCGCTCTCCCATGAAGGGCTGGCCCCTCAGGTTGCTGATGTTGCCACCGGGCTTGAACGCGGCCACCGCATTGGTGCCAAGCGGGACGACCACAGTGGGGTTCGCCGCTTCGATTTCGGCCTTCACCCGCGCAAGCGATGCCTCATGATAGGCGGGCCACTCGGAGCCCCGGCGCCGCTTCTCCCGCACAATGTCGTCCCCCTCGAACTTCTCATCATAGACATAGGTGAGGAGGCAGTCGTAGCGGTCTATCGAGGCGGCTCTCATGCCGCTCTCAAGGATGATCCCAGTAGGACCCACGAAGGGCGCGTTCTTCTCGCACTCCCACGCCTGCGGGGCGTCACCGATGAAGGCCAGCTTACAAGGCGCTCTACGCGGGAAGTCGGCCGGGACCTTCCGACCGTACTCCTCGGAGCGGTTCTCAAAGCGGGGCTTTCTTACTCTTGTGAAGGTAGCCATGAAAAAGCCGGGGACCGCCCATGCCAAGCGGTCCCCGGTCCCCGTCTAGTCGGTTTCTATGCCGGACTTCTTCCGGAACTCAACAACATCTTCAAGGACCGCCAACGGTAGGTAGAGCAGAGCATGCGAAACAGCGGCCCTTAGGAGGGTCGCGAGGGCAGGCTCAGTGGTTGGCGGTAAGAGGACAGCGGCCTCAGCTCTATCGAGGACGTTTCTTAGGCTTCTCTGTGGGCTTCCCATACTCTTTCCCCAGTCTCTTGAGGGTCTTTGCGGAGCCCCCAGACGTCAATCCCACGCGGACCGCCTTATTGAAGGCTGGGCTTTGATAGGCCCGTCCCTTCTCAAGCCCTCTCATGTCAGAGAGCTTTTGAGCGACCATAGCGCGAACCCTTGACGACTGAGGGCTCCTGCGAATACCAGTCCTGATAGACCTAGATGTCTTGAATGCCACTTGGCTTAGGGACCTTCAACCCAGAGATGAGACCTGATACGGGAGGCCCATTCTCCAGCTTATTGCTGACCCCGTCAACAACGACCGCGTCCGTGAAGGTTTCCACGGGGTGCCGGGTTTTGCCCGTTTGAACCCAGTAGAGGGCCTTCCCCATGATGATGTCAGAGGTAGCGGATAGAGCCGCGTACCGCTGACCCTCAGTGGGGAAGTGCGCCAGGAGGTCGCCCAGGCACCGGGACAGGCAATCGATGGCATGGCTCATGATGATCTTCCCATCCGCAGCGCCCATCTGCTCATGCTGGTGGGCCATGATGGTCTCGAAAATCTTAGAGGCCATCGTCGGAGGCTCCTTATCCGGGATGAACCCGTTCTCAGTAGCCATCTTGTTGAACTCCTCGACGGCCTTTCCCTGAGGATCACCCGTGATCCCAAGAAGGCTGTAGAGGCTTTCCATTCCCTTAGGCGTTGCCATTGTAGGTTCCTTTCTTCTGTTAAGTGGTGGAGGGGACGGGGTGGGCTCCCATCCCCTCCTCGGCGGAGGATTGAGTTTGCCCAATCCTACTCGGCCGAAACGAAGAACGAGATGCTGTTCTGAGTGGTCACCTTGCCTGTAGTCTTGTTGGTGACCTGCTCCTGGACGACGTGACCCAGGACCTCAGTGTTCTTGCATGCGTCGATAGCCTCCTCCGGGGAACCGTAGTCCTTCCGGGCATCGATCCCATGGAGGGCCAGGTGAGCCGTGATCTTGGCCCAATCGTTGGCGCTTCCACCGGCCCAAAGCCGCTCGAAGATGCGGTTCTCGGAGTAGTTGTAGTTCTTTCCGAGCGCCGCAAGAGCCTCATCATCGACATCGTCCATGGGCTCGACCGGCTCATAGGCGAATACGATCTGCGGAGAGACCTTGGGGTTCTTGTTGGGGCTGAACTTAGCCGCCCGACACTTGAGACGCCATGTCCCAGGAGGCAGGAGCTTCAGGTCCGGGATGTTGTCCCAAGAGCCCTTGAGGATGCTCTCGTAGTCAGTCACTTCATCAGTCATGTCATTTCCTTTCTGGTTGCAACCACTGTTAACCGGGGGGTATATGACCCAACGCGATGAACAGTTCCTTGAGGGCCGTTTCCGGACCCAATCCGTTTAGCTTCTCCAGGTTCCTCGCAGGGACCTTGATATCCATGTCGCTGCGGGGCAGAACCTGCATGCACCTTGTCCCGGTGGAGCCTTTGAACTTGGTCTCAAAGTTCACCACAATCGGGAACTCACCGCTGATCGTCTGAGGCAGGGACCAGCCCACCGCCGTCGGATAAAACCGAGTTGGGATCATATCCACCGCCTGCTTCTTGATCTCCTTGGTGATATCGCCGTCACCGCTCTGGGTATCCTTAGGACCCACCATCTTCAGGTGGCTGATGACGATCACATGATGCTTGTTGGTAGTCGCCGTGAGCCGCCTCAGGAAGTTAAGCTGATCGGCCGCCGCCATGCCCCACACAGCCTGTGTGGTGTTCAGTGGGGTCTTCCCAGCCAGAGACCGGGCGCGGTTCATGGCTGCATTGGCGTTCCCGGTGATCCCGTCGAGCACCACAATGGTGTCGGGACCCCAATCCTTGGATTGGCCAAGATCGATCCAGCAGACCCCCTTATCGTCCGGGGTTCCAGTGGGGTCCTGATACTTCCATCGATCCAGAAGGCGGACCCCCTTCGCGAAAGCGGTAGGCATATTGGGACCGAGGAACCCCTCCTTGTCCACGATGGGGTCCTCCAGGGAGACGATATCGATGTTCTTTAGCCGCTCCTTGTCCGTGAATAGGAGGAGGCTCTCCGGATTGCCATCGAAGTCCAGGATGCGGAGCTTCCATCCGGCATTGGCTAAAGAAGCCAATGCTCCAGTCTTTGAGGCTCCCGGAAATCCGGTGACCAGGAGGCGAGCGGGGCTTTGTCCGAGGAGGGTGAGTGCGTTGGCCATTGGCATGGACCTCTTAGAAGGGGTGTGGGTGCCAGGGGTTCGCCTAGCCAAAAGAGGGTCGCCCCTCTACCCCACCATGGGAGACTGGCGGAAGGTCACGGGCTCTTAGGACGCGCCTTCCGCCAGCCATTCGGCATCATGAGTGAAGGGCAGGATTGCCCGATGCCGAATTAGTTACCGCTCTGCCTCTCCAGATGGGAGAAGATCGAACGAGCGGTAGAGAGCGTCATAGCCCGCTCATGGCGGGGCTTACAATGACGCGGCACATCGAAAGTCATCTGGCATGCTAAGAGCATTGCAATAATCATAGGTTTTCTCCGTTTTTGTGAGACGAACTTCGTCGCGGCGAGTTGTAGCTCATCTCGCCGTTCCGCGCCATGCGGCAAGTCGCCGCGCCCTCGCCGCCATGGCCGCCTCATACGTTAGGAAGGGGCCATAGACGCTTCCATCAGTCTCCTCTAACCACCATTGGTTGTGTCTCTTGAACAACCGGGGACGCTTCACTTCCGACATTTACTGGTTCCCTTTTCCTTAGGAGGGGGTTCCAACGCGACCTTTCGAACTTCGCGTTGAGCATCGCTTCCCTGATGGACGGCTCCGCTTTGCAGACTTCTTTGAAGTTACAGAACCGGCACGCGGTGCGGTTACGCGGCCAGAAATTCTGGATGGCGAACTGTTGAGCCATAGAGAGCCAGATGAGGATTTCCTTGTAGAACTCCTCCTTCCGCTCCTCACTGTGGGGATATACCCGCCAGCCGAATTTGACCCAGCCATTGCCGGCTTGCATGGCTTCGATAGCGACACCGCTATAGGGCATATCTGCTGGAAGAGCCCTACCTGCCACGAGACCATAGAGGTCCACCTGGACGTTCGGCGCGAACTGCGAGAAGTATTGGTCATTGAGTTGGTTCTTCGTTGTCTTGTAGTCAGTGATGAAGACCTCTCCCTCCCCAGGATGGGTCTGAGGTCCATCACCCCACAGTTGCTTCACACCATCAAACCATCCTGCTACGTGGTACTTGATGCCACCAATCGTTGCAAATGGAATTCGATACTGAACCTCCACCGCCGCCTTGTGGGAACCGTCGGGATATTTCACACTGATCGGCTTGAGAGCACCGTTCTTCACCTCCTCAGCGTACCAGACGATGGCTCGCACAAGCTGTATGCGGTCCTTCACATCGGTAGCCGGCAGCCATAGCCGCTCGACGGCGGTCTTCGATCCGCAGCCACAGAAGCCCGGCGATGGCATTGGGAAGTATTTCCCCTTGTGGCTGAAGGGACACTTAGCCGGGTTGCCCTTCTCATTCTTGAATTTGGTGAGACCCAGGCACCGCCATCCATCGACGTATTCACCGAGGGTGGGGACATTCCGTTCGGTGTCCCATGTGCGCCCGAGGACGAGCCTCACAGCGGCGCGCACCGCCGCGTCATGCGTGTCTCCTTCCTCCATGATCCGCCTATAGAACAGCTCGACGGCCTCGCCATAGATGGAGCCGAACTCCAAATCGACCTTCTCCTCCCTCGTTGTGTAGCCGAGGACGTTGTGAAGGTAATACTGGTGTGAGCACTCCATGAGGGACTTCAAGGAAGTTGCGTCCCACACCTGTTGGATGTGGGGCATGTCAGGATGGAATAGGGTTGGTTCGGTCATAGCGCGATCACCTCTTGGGCTTTCGATTTCTCAGCTTCGATCCTTGCCTTGGCTTCGGCCTTCTTCTTCTCCAAGCGCTCCTTCTGTTCCGGGGTCATGATGCTCCCATAAGAACTGGAGACGCTTGAAGAGACTTTCGCTTCCTCAGCCTTGGGCGCCTTCGTCTCCTCAACCTTCGAGACGAGGACTTCCTTGGTAGCAGGCGGCCGCTTCATGATGTCGGTGAAGCCCTTGGAGAGGCTCACGATGGCCTTCTCAATGACGGCCCCCATCGCATCGCGCTCTTTCTGGCGCTTCTCAGCTTCTTCAATAAGACCTGTCGCCATTTGCCATGCATGTTCCATTGCCCCAGGGATGACGGCTTTCTCGGTCTTCTCAGGGGCCATTGCTTCCCATGCCTTCTCTTCATCTTCGTCATCCAGGAGGTTGATGAGAGCCGCCGCTGCTTGAGCCAGCGTCTCCTTGTTGCACAGGATGGTGGGCTTAGACCGCCACCCACCGGCAGCGGCTAACACTACGTCCCACCCACCGACTTCACTTTGCTGGATGCTGTACACGGTTGCGCTCCTTCTCAAAGAACTTCGTCACGGCTGCCCAATCCTTGGTGATATGGATGCGCTGTGCAAAGCCGCTCTTCAAGTGGTATCCAAAGAGGAAGAACGCCTTCACATAGGGACAAGACCGTTCAGCAGGCACCACATGGCGCGGCCGGTCGTCGATGAAGTACCGCATGTTGAAGCTGTTGATATCGGGCCACTTCAACTCGGAGAAGTTCACATAGAGTTGGCGGCTATGTGGGATTGGGAAGTCATGCTCCTTGAGCCACTTGATGGTGTCATGCTTCCGGGTCGTGCCACACTGTGAGAGAACCCAGAACTCAAACATGTCCAAATGGGCATATAGGAACTCACGGGAGCCCTCTTGGGGCTCTCCATCGTGTTGCATGGAGGCGAGGACCCCGCCCACATCTAGGGCAAACCTAGGAAGATGAGCGATCCGTTCACTGCGCGGGTTATTCTTAGCCATGGCACGTTCCTTTCAGATTGGTGGAATGCAGAGGAAGACCCATAGGATCAGGATGGAGAGCACCGTCACGGCGCCATAGGCGACGAGCGGCACCCACCACAGCTCATAGGGGATCGGGTAACGCTTCTTCGACAACCAACTCATCGGATTGCATCCTCGCTTTGCGGCCCCGTGGAGCCTTTTCTTCACGGATAAACTTGGCGCGGTCCTCTCGTAGCCTCTCTATGAGGCCGTCAATCTCGCTGTCCTCAACGGAGGTCGGCGCTTTCGTGAGAGCCTTGTTGAGCGAGAGGTTCTCAGGTTCGTTGATGATTTCGTCGATGGGGTTCATTGCGGCACCTTTGTCCTAGCTTCCTTGATGAGCTTCGATAGATCAGCGCATGTCAGGTTGTGGCTATAGGAATGATCGCCACACTCACATGCAAGGTTAGGCGTCACCGTGGGCTTGTGGACCGTCACATATGTGGCGTTTTTCCCACGTCCAATCTTCTTCTTGCTGTGCGTTCCTCCTGTTCTGTATTGCCAGAATTGGAACTCATTGAGCCCATCCAATAGGCCCTTCAATGCAAGTTCCAACGATAGGGCGCGGGTCTTCGCATCTATGTCTCCCTTGTAGGGAGAGACACCACCTATGTTGAACTTCAAGACCTGGAACGGGAGCTTGGCCACCCCATCATCTTGATTGATCTTCCCAATGCCGATCTCGATTTCATCCTTGTCGATGCAGATGAAGACGCTATCCAGCGTAGCAGGGTTCCTGAAGATCACATTCATGGTGTCGAAGCGGCCATGCCTAGTGAAGTTCTTGAAGTGTCCAAAGGAGCGGGTTGAGATTGTTCCCACGAGGGTGCCATGCTTCGACCCAGATGAGTGTCCCCTTGCATACTTGAAGTAGCTCTTGGTCTTCATACCGATGTGGAAGCCAATCGATAGGGTCTTGATCTTCTTCATATGCGCACCATGAA